CTTACTATGTCACGGCCATAGGGATCCTTGCTGGGGGCCTTCACGTGCCTTGGCCATGGGTCAAGATAGTCTGGCCTGCTGGGCCTATACACCTGCTGTTGCCACCACTGCATCAGCTACCGCTCCACCTCATGCCGCTCAACGGCACCCTGCTCACCCTGGCCACCGTAGTCCACCACTGGTGAACCCCTGAACCACAGCTGGCGCCACCAGGGGAGCATTGGCCCCCCACGCCAATGATATATGCAGTCGCCAACGACCCAAGCAAAATGCGGCCATGGCCGACCCCAGTGCGTCATGCACACACGGCCACGGAACCCGCTCTGAGCCCATGCGTGAAGAGCGTAGACAAGGCAATTGCTCGATGTGTTGGTCTCTATGGCCACGACTACGCTGCCCCACTGAAAATACATCAGCTACCGCCCCAGCCACTTATGAAACTGAGCCACCCTGCCTGCCTTGGTGCCCTCGTCATCAAGCCCCTGGCCCAGCATATCCTCAAACCCCATGGGGCCCTGTCCGTCAACCACAGGCTGCAGGTTGGCTGGGATATAGCCGATGTCACCACCAGGCACCTGCATGCCAAGGCTGAGCCTGTCGCTGGCCTGATTGAACGGAACCCCCATAGCCCACAACTCCTTGCTGATGCCAACACGCCGGCTGAAGTCCTCAAGCAGTGCGGGCACCCCAGACAGCACAGGCATGAGTCTGACGTTGGTGCCCCATTCAGAAGCGAGTTGGTTGGTGAGCGTTGTGGAGATCAGCTCCAGCAGTGGCAGCAGCGTATCTTCCCACCAGATCTGCCTAGCTACTCCCATGTTGGAGTAGGTGGCCCGCTCCAAGATCCCAGCCACAGGAGGCGGCACACCGAGGATGGCGCAGATCTCCTCACGTGACATTCTGCGCCCTTCCATGAAGTCAAGGTCTTTTGCTGACTGACTCAGCTCCGTCCACTTGACGTCACCACCGAGCAGGAGCGGGGACCTGGCGTTGAGTGCCCCCTGATAGCGCTTCTTCAGGATCTCTTGCTGCTCTGTGAACTGCTCAGAAGTCAGGGCAGCCCCGCCAGTGATCGTGAACATTCCTGGTGGGATCAGCATGTTGGCAAGCGTGGACTTCTGCCAACTGGCCGCCTCACGGTCTACGTCTATGGCCTTGCTGGCCGCCTTCAGTGGGCTCAGTCCCCAATAGTGATTCCCAGGGTCAGGGAGCTGGATGTGGGCAACGTCCTTGCGACCAATGAAGTACCGCGTTCCATCCTGTGACTGCACCTCATAGCCCAAAGCGCCGATGTCCTTGGATGGGATGGGAGCTATGCGGTTGGGCCTGACCGTGAAGATGTTGACCGGAAACTCACCACCCTTCAGCCGGACCTTGCAGACCAGTGAGTTACCAGCAAGCAGCAGCTCCATCACAATCAGAGACATCAGGCGCTGTCTCGACCAATACGGATTAGGTCTGTCAATGAGCATCTGAAGAGGATGGCCAGGGACTGACACCCACCGACCATCAGCCTGCTGTACCTGCACCTCCCATGGCAGCGAGGCCAAGGCGTTGGTGTTCCGCATGATGCAGACATAGACCCACGTGCTGGCTTTGAGCCCCTTCTCAATCGCGGTCTCGACATCCCACTGCGACCACATTGGCCTACCTGACCAGCGAACAGGCAGGGTCTGCGACAGGGCAAACTTCAGCTCACCCGGCCCCACCATACCTGCATCAAACTCACCAGCGGCCAGCTCGGCCATTCTGCGTGGCCCCATCTGCACTAGTGGCCTGACTTCCTTTTGCACGTCGCGTCGTAGCAGTCTGTCTATCCAGCCCATGGGATGTCTCCTGAGGTGATGGCTACGGCAAGGCTAGCCCCGTCGATGGCGACGGTCAAAGCCCAGGGGCGTTGCTATCAATCACCACCGTCTCAGTGCCAGGCAGCTCAGGCCCTTGCCTCCCATTGACACGCTGAGCGCCCCTGTCTGCCTTCAGGCGCTGCAGCTCCAGCCGCGCACGCCTCAACTCACGTCGGAGCTGGGCAGCCTCAGTGCCCCTGCTGACGGCCAAGGCTGACATTGCATGAAACGTATCCCACCGCTCATCTGCGCTGTAGACCTCGAACTTGGCACGCTGGCCGCTCCAGCTGGCTGGTGCTGTCTCGTCATCACCAGCCCCCTGAGGCCACAGCTTGCCCCTGTTGTAGGGCAGACGCACCAGGAGCGCCCTGATACGTCCACGGCGCTCACCTCCTTGCTCGATTGCCTCCTGCTCAGTGTCTACCAGCCTGCCCACCTGGGCCCAGCCATCTCTTCGCCTGTCTGTCTCCACCAGCGTCATCCATGCCACTGCCATTGTTCATTCCCTCCCTGCAGACCGAACCACCACCGTCATTTTGGTATGATAGACGTACAGCCTTGAGCCGTCAGTCATGGTGTAAATGACACCATTGCTAAAGCCTGGCTCCTTTTTGCCCTGGTGTCGCTCTACATATGCAGCAGCCGCAGCCACGCCAAGTGCCAGCTCAATGTCAGGATGTATCACCAGCCGTCGGTCAAACTTTGCCATCAGCCACCCCCCTTGAACGCATTACTCAGAGGAGCAAGGCGCTGAGTTTGAATCACAGAGATCTCAGCCCTCAGCCTGTCCACCTCTCGCCTGGCTGCACTCAGCATCATCAAGGCCACCTCCCGATCAGCAATGGCCTGGGCAAACTCCAGTGCCTCAATGTTGATGCCCTCAGAGGCAATGACTGCAGCAGCCTCACGGTGCACACGCTCAGCTAGCCTGGTGGCCTCACTGTCGTAGCAGCGACCACAGAGCCTGCGTCTGACCACGCCGTTGCAGTTGAGGCACCTGTTGCTCTCTGGCCAAAAATCACCCATTACTCACCTCCCTGCTCATCCAAGTAGAATCTGACACGCTTGCCCACTCGCTCGCACCTCAGCCCGTCAATCACCCCCTCCCTGGTCAGCCTAGCTATGCAAGCACGGCCAGAGGCATCAGAAGCGTAGTGGTGATCTACTGAGTCAATGAGGTCCTTGAGCTGGATGCCAGGCTGAGCCTTGACCGCATCCACCAGGCGCTGACACGTCCGCCTAAACGGTGTCCATCGTCGACCATCAGCAGACCCAGCAGCTGCATAGTGCTTGTGCTCAGGCTCAAGACCATCCCGCATCTCCTTGGCATGGGATGCCCTACGGTTCAGCGACGGCTTGACCTTTTCAGACGCGTCAAAGCCTCCAACCTCAATGAGCCCAACCCCGTCCCTTCTCAGGCACCGCTTGGCGTAATACCTGGAGTAATGCCGCCCTCCTCTACCCCTGACAGTAGGCACAGCCACAGACACATAGTGAGCCCATCCATGCCAAAGGTGCGACTGAGCAAGCACAGAGAGCCCCAGACTCATCTTGCACTCAACGATCCACACCAACTGTCCACACGTTGCCACGATGTCTGCAGCCCTCTCAGTGCCCCTGGGCTGCACCTCTTGGTAGACATCCCAGCCGTTCTCTTCAAGCCAGACCACCACCTTCTTTGCTAGATCTGCTTCTGTCATTCCTGTTCTACCCACGATGCTGCCTCCTGTTTCGTTGATATCTTGACACTCTCAACCCACCCCTCACCTGTGACCTCAGTGGCCTCACCTCATCAACCACAGCCTCAGGAGCTGGGTCACCTCTGCGCTTCTCAGGCTCAAGCGATGGCCAGACTGGAAGCGTCGCCGTGTCTGATGTGAAGGTGACCACGCCGGTGTCCCGCTGGACCCTCCCACAGCAGCAGTGACAAGAGCACCCACAGCACTGACCACCACAACAGCAGCGGTGATGATAGTTTGCCTGTATCACGCTCCTCCCTAAATCAGCTATAGACTTTGCAAAACGACGGACCTGCTCTGGTGTCTCTGGCCACATCATGGGCTGGAAGCCTTAGACGATGACCAGCAGTCATCACACACGGCAGGTTGGTCATCAGCACACCCGAAGCACCAGCCCACAAGCCGCAAGCACTTTGGGCAAATGAATTCACCACCACAACTCGCTGGCTCACCTAGTCTGCCTGTAAGGCTACAGCTTGGATGGAGTGACCCACGAGTAGCAGGGTCAAAAGCACCATCAAACGGTGCACCCTCGAAAGGTCTTGAAAGTTCACTTGCCATGTCTAAGCTCCTGTTACAAAACACCAATGTGAAAGCGCGGCTGATTGTTCATCCTCTGCAGCGCCTGGCTGGTCGTATCCACCTGGTCATCGTGGGTGGCACTTGGGAACAGCCCACATTCCTTGATGTATCCAGGCACCCATGGCGCATGGTGAGGCAGCCACACGTTGCCTGCCTCAATCGTTCCCTGCACTGACAACGCCCTTGCCAGCTTGCTACCTGCAGGCTCCACAGCTATCAGCCCAGGCACTGACCGCCTCAGCACGTCCATCAGGGCAGGGCCATTGGCCTTGTCCTCGATGAGCACCAGCCCCATGGTCTGTGGATAGGCCATCCCCAACGCCTTCATCGCCTCCAATGTCGTCGTGAATCCCCAGTGCCCACGGACCTGGTGCACCAGATACCTGCCCGCATCCTTGGCGCACCACACCTGACCCACAACCCAGCTGTCACCGGACTCCTTGAACCCCATATCCCATGACTGCAGCCACAGCCATGGGTTGTCCGGTAGCTCTCTCCAGTACCGAAAACACCGAGTGTCCCAGATGTTGCCACCACTGGCCTCAGGGTCTTGCTGGTACATCCCAGCAAACATGGTGCGACCAAGCGTCTCTTTCTTCAGCGCCAGCTCAGCAGCTGAAAACATGGCAGGACAGAGGATCTCACCCTCTGCCCTGCCTATCGGATCGTCACGCTCAGCGATGGCAGGGATCCTGATATCCTGCCAGCCCTCTGCGCCCTTCTCGTCCTGCAACCACCCTATCAGGTCACCCTGCTGCCAGCGCGTCTGTATGACGACCACAGACGCCCCACCGCGCTGACGGGTGTAGAAGGTCGACACAAACCAGTTGCGCAGAGTCTCCAGCTTGGTGGGTGAGTGAGCCTCATCCCAGTTTTTGTGCGGGTCATCCATGATGAGCAGGTCAGCGCCACGACTGGTGATCTGACCACCCACACCAGCAGTGACCATGCCACCGCCTGTCTTCAACTCCCAGTCATTGGCCGCCGTCTTCTTTGGGTTCAGCAGTCCCCTGGCATCGAAGTAGTCACGGACTTGGGCACCCCATCTAGCAGCGACATTGGCCGCATAGCTGCAGAGGATGACCTTCTTGGTGGGGTTCCACTTCAGGAACCAAGTCACCAGCCACCTGCTCAGCAGCTCCGACTTGCCGTGTTGAGGTGGCATGCTGACCAGAGAGCGACCACCACCACGCACGATGCCAGGCTGCACCCTGTCCACGATGTGACCGATGTACGGCCACACCTTGAACTCGAACTCACCACCCTTGCTCTCATGGGCAGCAAAGGAGTCAATGCGATACTCCCAGTCCTCAGGCATGGCGGTGGTGATGGTCTGCGCGCTCATGTCCACCTGTCCAGCATCCAGTCCATCGCGACCATCACCCCACCCATGGCGAGCCCATAGGCCAGGGCAGCGGCCACCAGGGCGATGTCAGTCCAGGCGATCACTCAGCAACCCACTTGGCGTTGGGCTCACGCAGGAAGGTCTTGAGGTAGCTCCGCACAGCCTCCAGCTTGTTCTTGATGGGCTTGAGGCAGCCATACACCGAATAGCCAACCTGCTCAGCAGGGCCAAGGGTAGCCCTGTAGTGCTCACGCTCCTCAGGCTCAGCAGGGATGAACTCGATCAGCAGATGCGCACTTTCACCCTCGACCATCAGAAAGAGCTTCTCCCTTGACTTCAACCATTGATTACCTGGCCCCCAGTCCCAGGTGAGGCCAGGGAACACCACAGCAGCCTCAGCCTCGATGGCCTTCCTGGCCATGCCCTCAAGCGTCACGTCAATCATCGTGCTCATGTCTACCTCCTCAGTGGACCTTGTTACTCTCATCCTCTGCGTCTGTCTCACCCTCTGGCTCAACAATGAAAACCATCAGCTCCTGCTGCTCAATCAACGTCACCACCAAGCCATTGAGCATCTGCAGCGCCTCAGCTTTCCTGTGCTTGCTCAGGTAGGGGTCACAGCCCTGAGTCAGAAGCGTTCTGAAGGTGGCCACCAAGTCAACATATCGATTCAGTGCACCACCCATCACAGCTGCCTTGAGGGCTGCCCCCTTGCTGCCTAGCAACCTCACCTCAACCGGCTTGCTCATGTCTCTATCGTCGCTCACCAGTCACCTTCCTCGTCCTGGCACTCAGGACACACATTGCCACGGCCATCAAGGAAACACTCAACACACCCAGGGCTCTCACACTCTGGGCACTGCAACGCCATCAGCTCACCCTCCTCAGTCTCAGCTGGCTTGGCGTCGCAGTTAGGGCACGTGCTGCCTGTCTCAGTTGGCTTCCAGATAGCCCAGCCATGCTCATTCGGCTCACATGAACTCTCATAGCCATGCGGTGGATGTCCGTTTGGTTTGTATTCGCTCATGTCGCTTGCTCCTCATTGCTGTCCCACCGCACCAGAGCCACCGCGAATGCCTCACGGTAGACAATCACAGTGGGGAGTTGACAATCAAACTGAAACACCCTGGTGCCCCATAGCAACACTTCAGGCAGCTCATGAAAGGGTGGGATGCTGCCATTGCAGACAAAGCATCCGCCCTTGGTCTCAAGTCTCACATCAACCTCAATTCTCACCTTCACCTTGATCTCCGCCTCAGCCATCACTCACCTCCTTTGCAGCTATCACAAAGCCACGCGTCGCTGTTGGTTATGTGCCCTGTCCTCTTTCCAAAGCACGAGACACACTCTCCCTGAGTAGTTCTGTCCCGCATCACCCCACACCCTGCACAGCTACAGCAGGGGCCTGGCCCCTTGCTCGTCACATGCACTTGGCCCTGAACGACACCAAGCCGCTCCTTGATGATGGCAGCCACCTCCCTGTCACTGCAGACCGGACACAGCCACAGCCAGCCATCCTCTAGGTGCTCTGACCTCCTCACACTGCACCTGAAGCACGCACAGCACGCACCCTTGATGGCCCTGTTCTTTCTGATGGCCTCCCTGACCTCGATCTCAGGCTGCTGCTCAGCCCACATCAGCCGCACCTTGAGCACGTCAGTGACCATCTGCACCAGGCCAGTGAACATCTCCCTGCCATGCCCATCTACCATCCCCAGAGCACACACACGCTCACCCAGCCTCTGGCACAGCTCCACAGCCTCACCCATGTCAGGCTCAGCAATGGCCATCCTGGCGTGCTCAAACAGCCCTGCCCTTGTCTGCTTAGCCCTCTCAAGAGAATCAATAAACTCCTGCTCTTCAGTCACCACTCACCTCCTTACCCGAACTGTCTGTTCGGACTTCCGGGAAGCTGGCCCCGGCAAATTGGGCTATTCTTGAACTCGTGGTTCGGGTTTGCCCTTTCCCTTGTGCTTGGCGATGGCTGCCCACCATGCCAGCTCCAGCGTCGGACCCTCGCAGACCACGATCGATGGCGCACCAGGCAGCACAATCATCCACGTCTCGGCACTGCTGTCGGGGGTTGGCGTCGGGGCCGAGATCTGTATCGTGCTTGCACTCTCACCGAACGCCAACATCAACACCCCGATCTCCTGCTCAAGCGACTGGTCCTTACACTCCAGCTCGAGGATCTGGCACTCAGGGCAGGTGTGCGAGTCGCCGGCCAGTTGGTCGCGCCTAACCAACCATCCGGCCGGAAGCGCCAGTGGGTATGCGACCCCGTTGCCATATTCACCCGATCCAGATCTGAAGAGCTGCTCCACGTTGCAGGTGTCGCAGACCAAATGCCAATCAACCAGAATCCCGTTACTCACCACTCACCTCCTGCTCCTTGCACCATGAGCAAGGCTCAGCCTTTGTTCCGCCTCGATGCTGACACACCATGTCACGAGGCCAACCACAGCCCCTGCAACGCTCCCGATCGTCCTTGCTCCAGCTATGCCCAGCCGATGCGCATGACCGCACGGCCGACACCTGGTCACTGTTGAACCACTCACTCACCGCTCACCTCCTTGCCGTCTGTCAATGCACTCGATCCACGCAACCGCTACAGCTGCCACCTGCAACAGCTCAGCACGCAGCTTCACTGGGTCAATCTCCGCGAACGCCTCTTGCACTTCCTCATCGAGAATGTGTCGCCATCTGACACGCCCTGCCTTTGCGAATCTGTCGGTCGCACGCTTCGCAGCCTCTGCAGAAGCCTTGAACGCGGACGTTGTGCCGTCGAAGTGGTCCCGCTCACCCCAATGAGCATCTTGCCTCAGCCTCTCATCAAGCACCTCAAGCAACACACCTTTCGCATTCCCAAGAACCATCACTCACCTCCACCGTCGTTGCTGTTCCATTCCCTGCGCCTGCTTGATCTCCTCACCCAGCTCCCACAGCAGCAGATCTAAGGCTGCCCAGGAGCTACCCACCGCCAAGGCCCCAAGGGGTGACAGCTCACGCACAGCACCCATGTGGGACACCGTGCACCGCAGGCAGACGTAGACCGCCAACCTGCCCCTGATGGCCTGTGCTCTCACCTTGCCCTCCTGATCAGCACACAGTCACACTCATACTTGCCCTTGCATGGCCCCTGGTGGACACAGAAGCACTTGAGCCATCGACGCTCAGCCATCCCGCAGAACTCAGCCACGTCAGCCCACGTCCACTCAGTGCCGACCACAACGTACTCACCCACATAGCCACCTGCCTCACAGGTCACTATCCGCTTTACCGCACGCCCTGGCCCCCATGACTCCTGCACCACGTAGAACGTTGCCCCCTCAAGCATCATGACTGCACCCCATCTGGCCCAGCATCCAGCTCATCAGTGTGCAGCTTCAATTGACTGATGACATCAGCGATCCTATGTTGCCCCGCATCCCTCAGCTCAGCACACACCAGGTCATAGGCATCCCTCCTGCGCTTCTGCCTGTCCTGCTCAGCCTTCCACTCGGCATGACCTGCCTCAGCCTCCTCATCTGTCTCAACCTGGCTGAGGTCAGGCTTCCAATGCTCATCACAGAAGCCAAGGCCCTTGCAGTCTACAAACGCAACAGCCCCCTCACAGCTACTGTTCAGCTCACTTGGCTCACCACCCTCCACATAGCTGCAGAGTCTCAACACGCTCCTCACCTTTGACTCAGCCATCGTCCACCTCCCCCTTGATGGCCTCATTGACCGACTGCACAGGCAGTGGCACATCAGCCCAGACGTAACTGAAGCGCACCAGGCTCACGTCACAGCTAGCCACCCCCTGCACCTCACCAATGAAGGTCTCATCATCCTCAGGAGCTGGCCCACCTGACTTTGAGACCCCATAGGCACCCCACTCGCCATTGGGCTCCGTCATCACGCAGATTCGCACTCTCACCGTGTCCTCACACATCACAATCCTCCTGCTCAAGCTTGGCCAGCTCAGGAGCAAGCCACCAGCCTCCACGTCATCCCCATAGCCCTAGCCACCCTCTCAATCCTCTCCTGAAGTATCACAGCGCCCTCCCTGTTCACGTTCACAAGTCACAAGTGCCTATTCACACACTGTTGACCAAAGTGACTATGCCGACACCTATGCCGCACCCTAAGGCGGTCAGGAAGCCAGCGAGCGCAAGACCACCCACCAGACCATCCAAGCCCCCAGCGAGCCACTCAGACACCGGCATGCAGAAGCAAAAGATAGCCCACGCAATCAGCCCCACTGCCTTGAACCGCTTGAATCCTGTCATCGTCTCGCAAGCTCCTTGCCTGTGCCCACCGGCACCCCTTCATTGTTGGTACGCAGCACCTCTAGCGTAGCTGCCCACCTCGCATGTCTGTTCATGTACTGAATGAGACTCACCCCTGCGGCCGGATAGCCCTCCCCGCGCATCCTAAGCACGCAGGCAGGCAACAGGTTGAATGTGCCTGTTGGGTGCTCCTCACCGTAGATGCCCACCGCATCAGCAGTGAGCGTGTCTGTGTTGATCCAGAAGATCAGATACGCCGTTCCCATCACCACCACCTCCCCTGCATGGCTTGACCAAAGCGTGCAACCGACTCTCCAAGGCACGTGATGCAATAGCCCTGCATCACTGCCCTTGCCCTATCATCACCGCACTTGACACATATTCCAGCGCGCCTGTTCTCGCGCCGGAGCTGCACTATAGCAGCCAGGTCACCCCTCGCCGCAAGATGTTTTAGCCTTGTACTTCTCATCAATGCCCCAAAATGCATCCCAGTCACCCCTTTCCCTGACTGGCAGACCCTCATCCACCAACCACTGTAGCCTATCAATCCTCCCCTGCAGCACTTCCAGTCGTCTCCTCAGCACACCCTCGGAGATTGCAGCACTCCGCCTGATGACCTCACGCTCATCCTGCAGCGCGTGGCAATGGCTGGTCACCTCACTGAGTGCCTCCCTCAGCCGGACCTCCCTTGCTTCTGCCTCATCCAACCCGACCCATTCAGCGCTCATCCTCAACCCCCTGGCTGCATAGCGTCGTCCTCAAGGTCAGCCACACGCTCAACCAGCGTTTCATTGACTGCCTTGATCTCCTCAAGCTCGCTCTCAAGGTCTTGAATGCTGTCCCTCAGCCCTGTCACCTCGACACTGCAATCGTGGCAGTGGGTCGGCCTACTGTTGTAGCAATCGGTGCACTGGTCTTGCTCATCCAGCAGATCGCCCAGGTCACTGGACAGATCAACAGCACTGTCCCTGCACGCAGTCCTAACGGCTTGCTTTGCCTTCTCAAGATCTTCCATCACTCACCTCCCCCGTTCCGTCTGTTGCTCAACCTGTCGAATCCTCCCGCGACCCTCAACCCACGTCCACGTAGGGCCCGCCATGATGGGCCACAACATGACGCCAAATCTGCTCTAGATGTGGATAGATGTACGCACCACAAGCCACGCACAAGGGCAGCTCCGGCCCTGTGCCAACCCCATCGCGATGGATTGTGTATTCAGGGCCACCACCGCCGGTCGGCTCAATGCACCCATTGCAATACACACAGAACAGCTCCACCAGCCTGAACTCAATGCGGGTCACCTCCTCACTCAAGCCGACATATCCCTGCCTCCTGAACAGCTCAAGGAACGCATCCACATCCCCATCAGGGAATCCCTCAAGCCTGACCTCCTCAGGGGTCACCAGGTGCAACGGCTCACGTCGCACGCTCACCACCTCGATCACCCCCAGCCTGAGCTGCTTCTTGCCCTTGGGGATGCCCATCGACTTCTCAACCGCAAGCAGGTGATCCCCCTCCTTGAGGTATGCCCACCCTAGCCGCCTGGTGACAGTCTTCTGGCCAAGCACCAGCTGTGATGTGGTCAACGCAAAGCTCATTCGTCTCATATCCCACCTCTGTTCACCCACTGTTCAATCTTCTGACGGATGACCATTACGCACTCATCGCAAAAGGTCAGCTCCGTGGCTCGACAGGTCACCCCCACCCTGAGAGCAACCGTAGCAACACCAAAGCACACAGTGCATGTGGCATGCCTTCCAGGCAGGACCAACTTAACCACCCCCTCATCACCACTACCCCTAGCCATCACCCACCTCCTGTTCAGAACAGCTGCCCCATTCTGGGCAGCTTGTCGTTGACATCAACTCCCACATCGTGGCCCCAGCATACCCAGCCTGGCACCTGTGCCCTCGCAAACATTTCTAGGCGCGGCACGTCACCCAGCAGCTCAACGGCCCTAGAATGGACGTCAGGGGGCTTGGCTGAGTGTTCACCCCTTGGCGCAATGATGACCTGATTGACGCTATGGCTGACGACCTTGGGACTGCCTACCGTTGCCAGGAGGCACAACTGAGAGTCGACCACCTCAACCCCTGGATTGCCACGCGTGCCCAGCAGCACCACCTCAGCGTTGCTGCGTGAGTAGTGCCCCATGCCCATGGACGGCTTGCCTGCCTGTGTCGTCTTGACCCAGGTGAATCCGATCGTTTTGTAGTTGAAGCGCCAAGCCTTTATCAGCTCAAGCGCTTCACTCATCAGAGGCCCTGTAGCCCACATGAGCAACACGCAGTCACGTGCTGCCACATGGAGCACCTGGAGCCGCTTGAGATGCGCCAAGCTCATCAGCGGATACTTGTGAGCAGCCCCGCGGCTCCCAGCGTCGCATGTGTCGTTGTACACCCACGGAGGGTCAGCCAGAATGAGCTTGAACGGTGGCCCGCTCATCGGTCTAGCGCCTTGCATCTCTCACAGATGCACCTAAGCGGGTCACCAGTATCCACCACAAAAGGTGGGAAGTGAGGCAGTGGCCGAACTGCACGTAACCCCCGGTAGCTCGGCTGGTGGAATCCAAGCATGCCCTTGACGACTTGCGCCATGAGCTTGTTGATCTCACCCACCCAGTCAATGCCAGACTGATCCAGCTCTGGCCCCACATAGCTCAATCTCAACTCATACATGCCCATCCTCACCGACGGGCTGAATGGGTCACTGGGCACCCTAATCGGCTCGTTTGACTGACACTGGAACACAGTCACATCAGGGCCACTGGCGAAGTCCCAACCTTCAACCCTCTCCTTGGTTGGCTCAGGCGCATCAAGGATGAACTGCCCACCGCACACGCAAATGTCCACACCAATGGGCTGAAGGCCCTTGCACTTGTCGCACCGATAGAACTGATAGCGCTGGGTCGGCTCTGACGGGTCAGTCATTGGCTCAGCCCTCACCACCCCAGTGCTAATCTGGAAACCAGCCGAGCACTTCTCATTTAGAACCTCAAGGTGAGCCTTGCAGATGGGTGATCTGACCATCTTCTGGCCATCCCAAGCCTCTACCGTAGCCACACCATCACCACCGCACTGCTCAAAGCCGCACTGCTGACTCTCACTCTCCTTTTGACACATAACTCCGCCCTCCATTGCGTTTGAGAAACAGACGCTTGCACGCGTCAGAGCAGACCACATCGAGCCTGTACGTCGCTTGCAGCTGTATGCCAGGCGCACTGCCAGTCTCAAGCGATTGCGTTGGCTCCAGGCCAGTCCTAACGACGCCATGAACCACCACCTCAGCATCGACCAGAGGCGCCACATACCCAGCTGGCCAAATGGGGCTGCCACACTCAGCACAGTCTGACTCCATCAGCTCACGTATCTTGATCACTTCCTCCTCCCTCTTGTGCTGCGCCCTAGCGCCTTGTTTCTTGTAGGCAGCGAGCCAGGCTGCAACTCCTTTGCAACCCTCGCTATAGACCCACCAGGGATGTTGATAACCCTGTTGGTAGTCAACGCCTCACCCGTTTCCTCATTCACCACCTTCTGCGGTAGCTCCAGCCGTCGAGGCTTCACAATCCGCCGACGTTTCCCATGCTTGATTCTCGGCTTTCCCATCGTCATGGCCTCCATGAGTCAATCACCAACTCGAACCCCAGCAATACGGCAATGGCCAGCACGATCACCATGCCAGCCATCACCGCGACGTAGAACAGCCATTCAGGCCACTCAGCCATCACCACCCCCAGTGCCTATCGCACCCACCAGCTCCACCATGAGCCTGGCCTGTATCGACACAACAGCAGCTTGCGCTATGTCGATGAACAGCAACCGTCCATCACTGCTGATCTGCGCCAGCTCAAACGCCTTGTCCATCAGGGCCAGCGCATCGGCAAGGCTGTTGTCCTCAATGGCCAGCCTGGCATCAACGATGAACTGCACCAGGTGGTCACGCGTCTGCTCAAACGTCATGCGGTCATCCTTGACGCCACACTCAGTGCAGCACAGGCCACCATCAGGCAGATTCTGGTAGAACTTATGGTCACAACCCATCACCCTCTCGCTCGGCCTGAGCAATCGCGATTGCAGCAAGCCAGTATATTGCCGTTTCGTAGTGCCTACCTGACCATGAGAACCCAGCCCCTTGACGCCCATGGTAGTGCGCTGCCATCTGCGTGCATGCGTCGATGCCATTGGCAACGTCCAGCCGGCTCAGGTCGTCACGGTGCTGCTCAGCAGTCCACCCATGCTGGATGCAGAGCCGCTCACACAGGTTGGTGAGGTCAAGCACCGGCTCTGAGTCTGTCCACGTAGTGCACTGCAACGGTGTGCGCTCAGGCTCCACAGGCGGAACCTCATCACCAGGACCATCGAGGGCACAGCCCACGAGAACAAGCACCAGGGCCAGCAGCTGACCAGTCACCTGCCAGCTACCCATAGCCCACCCCCATCACGATCTCCTTGCAGGGCTCGCAAAACCGGTGCCAGCCGTTGGGCTGCTTGACCACCTGGGCCCGCGTTGAAACGACGTACAGCACCTCGGTCCAATCACCGCACCTGTCACACGCTTGCTCTGCATATAGCCCACCCACCGTGACTGAAAGACTGTCCGCCGGCACAGGCCCTGGCAGATCCACCTTGCCTGCCTTGATGCCCATCATGGCCATGTTGATAGCGTCCTGCCTATCGGTCAGAGCCTGCATCTGCTGGCGCTCCTCAACCCCTACGCTCAGCACAGGGAACGCTTCACTGAACCCCTTGCAGCCGCACACCACGCAGCCTCCACCGACTGCCCAATGAGCCCCATCAAGATGCCCACACACGCAGCTGCCCTTTGCCTGCATCTCACACTCAACGAGTGCCTGCTGGGCCATGCGCAGCACCTCAGTGGCCGCCTGCTGTCGATGTTCCCAGGTGCGCCCTCCACTGGCTGCCCTGACCACCATGCGCCCGATATTCTCAGTCCACCTCAGCCAGTCCATCACCGCCCTCCCAAAAGAAAAGCCAGGCACCAACAACGTTGATACCTGGCAACTATCTGACCCACAGCACAGCCCTGATGCCTATGCCTTTCCGTTACCCTTGCCGTTCGGCCCTGCAGGCAATGCCACCACACCTGCCTCAGCGTCTGTCAGGGCGCTCTCGCGTTCGGCCAGCACTCTCAGGGCACCCATGGCCTCAGGGTCAGCAGAGAGCATCTGCAGCCGCTTCTTGGCGCTCTCAGTATCTATCACCACAGCCCCACCACCCACACCAGTCAGCTCCACCTTTTGGATGTCCCCATAGACTTCCGGTTTGCGGGCCTTGAGCAAGAAGATGAGCACGCGCTCTGAGGGGGGCAGGTACTTGGTCTTGTCCTCACCCTTCTCATCTTTGTAGTGGTGCAGCCCACCAAAGGCCATGCTGATTGCATGCTGCTCAAGGAGGTCAACAGCTTCCTTGCTGGCCTCATCCACCTCAGCCGCGAACTTGGCTGACCTCTTAACGGTCAGATAGAAGTGTTGACGGCTGATGCCAACCACCCTGCAGCTCTGCTGGATGTTGCCAGTCTGCGAGTAGATGGCCAAGAACTTTGACCGCCACGTGGCCAGCCTCAGCGTCGCTGCCCTTCCTGCCCTGCCTGCCCCGCCTCTAGCCATCACTCACCTCCACACGCTTGACCGGAATCGAACCAGCCGCTCTGCCCTTCCCAACGGCAAAGCCCAGCCCATTGGCTGCCAAGCGTACCTGGTGACCGTGTGCACTCAACACAGTCACAGAAGCCCTACCCAGTAGCCTCAGCCCCCTCCTCAGTCTTCGTCTCCACCCCCTTCGGGAAAGGGATGGTCTTTTGCGCCTCCTTGATGGAGCACAACACATCCTCATCAATCCCAATGTACCGGCCCAGCTTGGACAGATCCTTGAGCAGCACCACAGCATCAAGCTGCACGCCAATGGCCGCCTTGCCCTCGACAACAGACACCTTGGGCTGGTTGGCTACCGTAGCGCCAGGGATGACGGTCTTGGACTTGCCCAGCTTGATCGTCAGAGTGACGGCGCCAAACGGACGTTTGACGGACACCTGAACGGTGTTGGGGCCTGAATCCTCACCATCCTGCTCACGGCTGCTCACGAGCAGCGCCTCCACAGCACCACCAACATACTCCAGCCCAGCCGCCTGCTCGTCGTCCAGGTCCATCGACAGGTGAATCCGCACCTGGCATGCGTCCGCACCCTCAGGCGTCTGCGTGCTCTCACGCAGCTCCACTTTCTTCACCAGCACTTCCGTTTCGTTTGTCACAATCACGTTCGCTCTCCTTGCGTGTGTTTTACGTTTGACAGTGGGCTACACGTGGCAGCTATTCCAGCATTGCGCGAACGGCGCAATCCTTTGCCTCAAGCAGCTTTCGCAACCCTGCGCTCTTCTCAGGGCCATCAGGCAAGTCCTCATCCATTTTGGACGCCAACCTGCCGAACGGCTCTGACACATCCGCCAGCTTAGGTGGCAAATGATCGAACCTGAACCACTTCAACATCCTGTGTCCCATCTCACTACTCCTTGCATGTGCACAACTATTGCGCTGGCTCCCATTCCAGCTCAATCACCGTGCGTTGGTCTACTCTGTGCGGGACTCTCACTTGAGAGTAGGTGTCCAGCATGTATTTCTCAGAGTCATCTGTCAGCCAGCCCATGTGCACCAAAGCGTCAACCAAGTGCTTGCAGCCACCGCCCAGATTCATCCTGTCTGATATCGGATTGCCGCACCGGTGACTGATGATGTGCACCTTGACGTAGGCCCCAAGGTGCGGCTTCTGCTGCCCCTTGGTAGCTGCCACAATGCACCACTCATACTCACGGATACGCTTGGACTTCTTGCTCCAATGCTCACGCTCAGTCTTGTTCTGACTCGGCGTCACCAGCCCATCCAGCTCTAGCCTTGCTCTCATCAACACCCACCTCCCTTGGTTATCTTGGCTCACGCAACACCCGCACCTTGCGCGGTGCCTTGACCAGCAGGCGCACACCATCCAGGTCAGTCACCTCATGAATCGTGACTGATACCTTGCCGTCAGGAGTCATCAACACCAGGTGCTGACCCACCTTGCGGTGTATCACCATGCAAGGTCCGTCACCTGGAGCTTCTCTGCGTTGTGCCACCAATGTCACCCTTGACAGTGGGTGCGCGACTCGCCAGTCAGGAGTCAGGGGGCCAACCGCCAGACCAACGAGCCGCACAAGTCAAGAAGTAGCAGACACAAGCCAGACGCGTCAACACCTATCCAGCAGGGCCTAGCTCAGCCCCTGTGGGCTCACAGACCATCCAGACGCACACCAAGGCGCGTCAACCCTGCTCGCCCTTAGGTGGCACACCAGGCGCCATCACGCCACACCACCATCAACGCTCTCAGCATCAACAGTGACCACAGGCTGGATGACCACCTCAGGCACCTTGGCCGTCACGTATGAGACACGCGTCTCACTGCCCTCATCGTCACACTCGCACTGCTGAACCATCTCCTCAGCCGCAAAGTTCTCAGCAGACTCACCCTCAACCCTACCCATCCCTGATGCACCCCATGAGCCACACTCACACACGCTCACAGCAATCCTGACCTCAATCATTACCCACCTCCTGTCTTTGCTCGCATGGCCGCAAGCTCCTCTTGCAGTCTGTCACGATGCTCAGCTGCCTGAGCCCACCTGGCATTTGCCGTGGTGACCCTTGCCCTGGTTGACCCTGGCGGAAGGGATCGCCTCCTCTCCGCCCACTTGGCCGAGTCCTTCACCGCATCTGCGTATTGCTTCTCAAGTCGCTTCAGCTCAGTCATCCATCGCCTCCGTTGAAGAGCGCAGCCTGACCAGCTGCCTTGTCCTTGTTCAGTCGCCTCTGCTCTGCATGGTGCTCACGGTCGTACCTGAGGTGGCACCGCTGACACATGGCCAGCAGGTTGGACTCGTCGCAATTCTCTGGCTGATGGTCCAGGTGAGCCACCGTGAGGATGATGCGCACACGACGATAGCCGGTCACATCATAGCGAAAATATGCACTGGACTCAGGATCACGCCAGATGAACTGTGCGTGAGGCGCATTGCATCGGTCAGGTCCCATCCCATACCTATGCTCCGCTCCGCACTGACCAGTGCACTCACATCGACCATCAGCACGATCGAACCGAATGCGCTTGCTGATGGCCTCCCAGTTGGCCGGATAGCGCGCCTTGTTCTCTGGTCGTATCGGACTCATGTCTCACCTCTGCACACGTGGCAATCGCACGGCATGGCGCCACACTTGCATTGCCTGTTCCTGTTCTGACTCGTCGGTATGAACTGCCACTCTGCCCACTTCCGTCCACACTCAGAACACCAGTACTCCACCAGGCACTGAGTGAATAACTGAAACTCCAAATCACCCACCCTAACCTGTACTTGGCGAGTCTCCATGGGCTCACCCCCTCCTGCGTCGGTAGTCATCGCACTGAAGCACCATCTGCCTGCTGCCCTCAGCCAGCCTGCTCATGATGCGCTCACCCACCTTGCCCCTCAGATCCTTGTCACCCAAGTTGGTGCCCACCAACGTCACCACTGCCTCATTGCGATAGCGCCTGTCAATCAGCCCCTCCAATGCGTCAAGTTTCCATTCCTTGGCCTCGCCCTTACCCAGCTCATCAAGCACCAGCACAGGCGTAGTCATGTAGGGACGTAGGACCTCCTCACTGTCTGTGTTCTTGCTGAACCCGCTGCGCATCTTCTGGACCAAGTCACCCCAATCCAGATACTGACAAGGGATCCCCCTGCCAATAGTCAGGTGACGCACCAGGGCCACCAGCAGGTGTGTCTTGCCTGTTCCGTGCCGACCACCCAGCAGAATGCCCCTCTGCCCCATGGTGTTGGGTATGTAATCCACAGCCCACTGCTTGACCCATGTGCTGATGACCCCCATGGCAGGTGAGAACACCTCATAGTTTCCGAATCCACACGCATGGTGCTTGCCTGGACACTTGGCAGCGTTAAACAGATCAAGACGTCGCCGTAGCACCTTGCCTGGGCATGGCTCTGCGGTGGCGTACACATGGCCGCCCTTCCACAGGTCCTGACTTATGTACTGCTCACCCTCACACGATGGGCATTTGCCACACTCACCACCGTCCGCCTTGCGAGCCTCAGCATACTCACCCTTACTGAAGGTCTGCACCGCCTCATCAGTCATCAGCTGACACTCAGCCCTTGCGCAGTCGATGCAGGTCCATGCACCTGGGTAGCGCGGTATCCCCTCGCCACAACTCTTGCAAAATGCAGGCGCTCTAACGTCTCGGAACCCAGCTGGCAGCAGGGCCAGTATGTCTGCAGGTAGCTCAGTCACAACTCACCCCCTGTATTTGTTCGCGGATCTGGCTGACGGGCAGATGATACCAATCGGAGGCAGGCTGTAGCCATCGCTCGATGGCGTCAGCGCTGGCATCCCTCAGCACCTCCGTGAACTTGGGCAGCCCCGCGGCAGGGTCCTTCTCGCTGTACAGGAGATCAGCCAGGTAGACATCGTCGGGCTCATAGCTGGTTGTCTGCACTGTTTTACCCTTCGCTTTCCCCCTATCCCCTGAGCCATTGAGGTCAATAAACCCCTCCACTTTCTCACCACTCCTGCAGATGAGTGTCAGGTCATCATAGCGTCTGTTGTTGTCATTCTCTCCCTGATGCCAGGCAGAGCCAGCGCAGCCGTCCACAGCCTCACAGAGCTGCTTGACGGTATAGCCCTCCTTGAGCCTTGCACTGATAGCCCTGGCCCTTCCTGGCGTCAGCTGGGCCTTCCCACGCTTACGTCCTGTTGCCTTCATCCAGTGGTCAAACACTTGACGGACGTTGGCACTGCTCGCCTTGTCCGTCTTGGCCTTGGGTGCTGGCTTCTTGCCAGTCGGCATGAGTAGCGCGTTCACCATCACTGCGCCACGCCTCACGCTAAGCCTGTCGTCAATCTGACACGCACCAACAACCAAGCGCATTGCCTCAGCCTCACCACACACCAACAGCTCTGCCACTCTCCTACCCTCAATCTGACCCAGCCGGTTGGCCACCGCATACCAATACAGCAGCCCAGCCACAACCTTGAGCTGATTCATCACCCACCTCCACTCAAAAGAAAGACCCCTTGCAAGCGTCAACTCACAAGGGGCCAGGGCCACTGCTGACCACCTGCCTAGAACGGAATCCCATCGCCCTCACCAGAGAACCCACCGCCACCCTCGACGGGTCGCACATCGTTGCCCTCCCAGTCCTCATAGGCATCGCCTGGAAGCGCGGGCTGGCCGCTCTCGTGCTTGAGCAAGAGTGCCTCTGCGGCCTTGACGGGCAATGCCTCATACCCATCGGCGCGGATCTGGGTGCGCTCCTTGCCGTTCCACTCCCCTTTCTCGACCGACGTATTGCACACCAACACCCTGCCCAGGAGGTGCTGATGCACGCTGGCCTGGTCATGCGGCTCAAGCCCCGCCTCGTCATTGCGAGTCCCGACGACACCCAGGGCCAGACAGACCTTCTGGAGCTTGCCGTAGCCGTTCCGCCCAGGGGTCAGGCTGATCCACTCGCGGAACCACGCACCAGCAGCAGGGCCAGTGATGACGTGGATCCGCATGCTGATCATGTCGTTTCCTTTCTTGGACTCTGCCACCACCGCCCTGGTGATCTGCACCAGGTGACGACCTGGCTTGATCTGGATGTCATAGTCCTCGCCTGTATCAAAATCTCCTCTACCCATTCTCTCACTCCTCTCATGGCGCTCTGCGCCGTTTCCTGTTCAGTTCGATCAGGGCAACACAATGTCCTGCTGACCTGCAGTCCCTGCCTTGCTCTTTGCCTTCGTCTTGCTCTTTCCCTTGCCCTCCGTCCTGGCGTCCTGCTCAGCCCTCAGAGCCTCAGCCTTCTTGACTCGCGCCTCAGCCTCAGCCTTGCGGTCACTGACCTCCTTGGGCTCCCACAGCACTGCTGCTGCAGCTGCCTCATCGCCCTGGTACAGCGCCCCAACCATCTGCCCAAGCGTGCACCCATCACCCTCGTCTGATGCAAAGGTGCAGCTGGGCAGGAGCTTGCTGCTGCCAGGTGGGCGCTTGGTGATGTAGGTGGCGTCTGCCAACTCCCATGCGATCGCATACCCCCCATTGCGCTTGTGGGAGTAGCCCACCGCAGAGAAAAACTGACCCACCTGGCCACTCATCTGCCCGTACATGCTGGGCACAACGCGCCTACGGTCGGCACTGTCGGTGGTCTCTTTGGCCAGACACAGAGCCACCACGTTGCAGGGCAGCGATCGTAGGTCATGCAGCATGGCCTTGGTGTACCGCTGGACCTTGTTCCACGCCCTCATCACCTCCTTTTCGCCAGCCGGTTCCACGTAGGTCTCAACCATCGATTCGTGAACGTTGGTCAGGCTGTCCAGAACCAACGTGTCAAATGTCAGATCTTCCCCCTGGATAGTGGCACGGTAGGACGCACCACCCTCAGCCACTCCGGCCTTCAACTCCTTGAGTAGCTCCATCAGGTGCGTCCAGTTGCGCACCAACACCACATCAGCATCAGGGTTGGCACATGCCACCGAAGCCAGGCCATGGTGCTCAGTAAGCAGCACCAAGGGACTGGGTGCCTGTGCCCCCCATGTGGTCTTGCCAGCACCAGGATCACCAAACACAAGCACCTTGATCCCTGCAACCTTCTCGAACAGATCGCCCGCCTTAGCCATTGCTCACCTCCCTTGGCTTCCGAAGCTGCACCAGCTCCATTGAGTCACGCTGCCTGTACTGACACACCTGCAAGATCGGGCACGGTTTGCCCCAGCGCTGACAGGCTGACTGATTGCGAGGATAGCAATTGCCATGCTCAACGATGGCCCTGTGAGCCTCACCACGCCACTCCTCTTGATGGATACCCGCTCTTGCAGGATCCTCAACCAAGAGCCGCTGCTGACGCCCCTTGGCCTCCAGCAGATGGATTGACTTGCGACGTGCCGCATGGATCTCACTACCCACAATGTATAGCTCTGATGCCACACGATCCAGATCGGACTGAGTGTACCTGAGCACCGTGCGCCTGGAGTATGGGTTCTGCTGGTGGTTCAGCTTGTCCATCAGCTCCGCGTACCACAATGGAGAGTCATCGCCATCGACAGTGAACCCATTGAGTGCCAGCGTTCGCGCGAAGTCGCCAGCGTCAAGCACTGAGGGCGGCTTCTTGTAGAGAGACTTCCCGCTTTTCAAGACTCCCCAATCCTCTGGCAAACGAGCAGTCGCCTTGCGAGTCAGGTCGTAGACAACCCCACCCACCTTGTGCCCTTGCTTCATCAGCGCCCACACATAGCCTGCTGCCTGTGGCTGATAGGCATGCTGCTCAATCCACTTGTCCAGGTCGCTGACTGTAGTCTTGTGCTCGACCACCCAATATTGGCCGTAGACGTCGACCGTGAGCTTGTCCAGGTATCCCAGGAAGGTCAGCACTGTGGAGTCAGCACGACGAGCAGGGATCGGAACCTCCAACTCCACCTCAGTGCCGATGAGCGTTGACCCATCGTCCTGACAATTGCCGTGCGCCGCATCGTATTTCTCTATCATGCTCAACAGCATGCACGACGCTTCACCCAGCTCATCCAAGTCAAACGCAGGGTTCAGCTCAGTGGTGCTGAACCCACCCTCCAGCATGGCCTCCTGACTCTCAACCCACCTGTCCAGCACACCCCTTGCAGAAGGCAACCGCTCAACACTCTCAACATGCGTGGCAGGCTCACCCCACCAAGCATCTTGCATGTCACCCCAAGCGCGGCCGATGGCCAGAGGGGCTGCGTCAACTCGACGCTGCAACCCCAGCACCGACGTCAAGAACCAAAGAAAGCGGCACGCCTCAAACGTGGACCGCTGAGAATTTGACACCCTTGTCATGAGATCCATCAATCACCCTTGTCCTGTGTTGCTGCTCGCACATCCTCTGCGTCCACAGCGTTGTCATTGATACCCAAAGCCTCAGCCAGCCAGTGGCGTGCGTCTAAGCCGCCCTCAGCGGCCTTGCGCACCTTGTATCTCAGCGTGTTGCGATGCACACCCATGCGCTCCGCAAACTCAACCCAGCTCTCGTCAAGCTGCGCCAGTCGCGCTGTACAGTTACGCATGATGCGTTCCCGTCTCACCTCCACATCACTACCCATCATCTCCCTCCTGTATCGCCTGACTCGCCACCTCCTGCAGCACTAGAGCCAGCAACATGTCAGCAACGTCATTGTCGTGTAGATGGTGCGTGCGCTGCAACTGCCTCACAGCACGCACCAGCCGCCTTGCCTGGTCACTCTCCAGCCTGAGATTTAGAACCCTCACTCCCTCCATTTTGAGAGTCAGACGCGCTGGCCTTGGTATGTACTCTCGATGCACTGCCACCCCTTCCCCTCCTGCTGCGGATGACCTCAGTGAGAGTCACCGAAGCAACAGCGACCACCACAGGGACCACCACTGTCCTCAGCACCTCAAGAGCCATCCTTTGCCACGCCATCAGTGCCGCTCCGCCTTTGGTGGTGCGCCAACCACTACGATTTGCATCGAACCGCCAAGCACTGACAGCCCTATGCTCATGGCATCAGCCACATTCTCAGGACTCATTCCGCCCTCAGGCCCCAGTGCAACCACAGAGCCACGAGAAACGAGAGTGTTGCCCACAGCAGTGAACAGCTTGACCATCAGATCGGCTTGCGCTTCCTCTGGCATGTCATTGGGGACTAGCCGGCCGATAGCGCATTCCATACCCTTGACCAGCCCACCAACGGTCTCATCAAAATTCATCACAATCGGACCATCACAAGTGGAATCCCCACAGTGGTCACACATCACCCACCTCCCTTGTTCGTTAAAGCCAGCCAAGGGAATCGAACCCCTGATTCTGCTACCGTTGAGGCGCAAGGAACGCACCCTCTAGCGGCTGGCTGGTGGGCATTACCCACACCATCGCATCACATCACCCATTCACGCTTGTCCCGTTACGGACACACCTCCCAGGACATGGCCTCATTGCCATCCTGGGCGACTTCAATTCACATCACTTCCCTTGTTCACTGGTTTTACCTGGAGCACAGGACAACCCCTGAGGGCGGTGCGCGTGCGCGTCCCTCTGGCAGTCTCTCTCTCGCTCTGCGTTCCATCACACCCCCCCCTAGAACAGCTCAACCACCGTACCATCATCGGTGGTGTACTTCCGCACTCTCTCCACCAGATCATCACCCACATCAACGCAGCTGTTCACCAAGACCCTCAGAGCCACGCTGAAGCGCTTGACAACCGCTTTCCTGTCACGCGTGCTGTGCGTGATGCTGGCCATGTACTCTTCATCATCCTCCATGGATGCCAAGAACTCCGCCTTGATCTGATCAGCCTGCTCGGCCATGGACTCCAGTAGCACGTCAATGGCCTTGCCCCCCTGGATGCGCCAAGACATGGCGATCAGATGCAGAGCCCAGCCGATGGAGTCAAACAGCGCCTTGTTGACGCCAGTGCGTTTGCCGTCGCCATCCTCATTGACTGGCTTGCGGAACGCATCCTCCTGCCAGATCGCGAATGCCAGCTGCATGGTGTCACTCCACTCCGATCGGATCTGCTCAATGTCAGCCTCGCCATTGAGCGCATCCATGGCGCCATTGAGCCAGCCGTTCATGTCGCTGCTCTTGTACTCCCTGAGTGCACCAGCTCCATGGCGCGCGAAAGCGTACCATCGCAGGGCAAACTCCATGTCGACTTGGCGCTTGCCGCTGATGCTGCTTTCCGTGCATGCCATCCAGTCTTGGTCGTCCGTCATGGCGTGCAAGGCGTCGATGGCCGGACCCTGGTGCAACGCGTTGCGAAGCTCCTGAGCACTCAGCTTCATGCCCCCTGTGTTGATGCGGCTGAACAGGTTGTAAACCACCTCGATGGGTGTCGACTCTTCAACCACGTGGAATGTCAGTTGCGTCTCATCGATGCGACGTTTGAGACTGGAAGGCAGGTCGGCCAGCTTCTTGCCGTTCAACTCCTGCAGGTACTCCATACCGCGAAGCTTCATGCCACCGATGCAGACACGATTGATGCCGCCGCAACGCTGCAGCCCATCGACGATCGCCCACACATCACCCTTCTCGTGGACGTAGAACACAGGGATCGGAAGTCTCAGGATCATCGACTCGAACAGTTGCGAGACCTTGGCGCTACTCCACAAGTCAGCATTGCGCTGATAGGGCGGTGCCATGTCCACTGCCCCACTCTCCAGCCGATCCACCAGCTGTCCCAGCGTGATGGTTACTGTGCGCACCTTGACGTCATCGGCGTGGTAGGGACACCGCGCCATGATGGCGTCAACCATCTCCTGCTCTGCGCTCTTGAGGATCTCAAGCGCCAACTTGTGCGCCTTCTTGTGCGTCCGCTGACGGTCACGCGTATCAGCAGCCTCGTCACCATCCTCAAAGTGAGCCTGCACCAGCGACCCATTGCAGTCAGCAGCAGCCTCAGCCATGTCCTCAGCCAGCCGCTCCAACAACTCATTCTTCTCAGCCGGTGTCATCTCAGCCACATCAACGCTCTTTGCCTTTGCCATTCCTGAACTCCTTGGATAGCCCCACCTTGGGGCCTGTGTTCGATTCTAAGCACGAAGGGCACCCCAGCCCTTGCCGGAGTGCCCATTAGCCTGCTCGTCTTCTCAGCGCCCATCAGGCGCCTAGTCCTCTGCGTCTGCCAGCATGCGTTGAACGCTCCAGGTCCCTGCATCAATAGAGTCACGCAGACGGGGATCCCGCACCATCATCTCTGCCAGCGTGACCACACGCCCAACGGCATCATCAAGGCCATCTTCAAGGCGAATGATCAACCTGCCAGACATGGTCAGCTTTGCCAGCCATCCACCACCCTGCCCCTCAACCTGCAACCTTGCGCCTGGCAGCTCACTCAATCGCCTCTGAAGTCCACTCGTCGTCATTGGGATACTCATGCTGAACCCTCCACCATCACCAGCGCCCGCTTGGCGCGTGTCAGAGCCACATACAGCAAGTTGTATTCCTGTTGCACCTGCCATCCCTTCCTAGCGAATGGCAACGGCATCAGGTCCGGCCGCAGAATATAGACCACCTCAGCCTCCAGCCCCTTGGCTCGATGCACCGTGCTCAGCCAGACACTGGGGCGATCGTTTGAGAACAATCCTTCGATGTCCTGAGTCAAGCCAGCAATCGATGTGGCATCGCTGCCACTCCACAGCGCCATCACCGTGTCAGCCCTGTCCTGCAGTCCCTGGAGCTGGCTATCCTCCAGGTCACCACCGTTACGCCTGAGCACCTTGGCACTCTCACGCTTCAGCCAGAGAGCAACCGCCCTATCCATCTCCGCGTATTTGAACGCTCTGCGCTTCGCCAGTCGCTCGATCAATGCCACCAACGCCTCACCGATCTTGCGGCCACGGACTCGCGCTGACACGCCAGCCAAGAGGAGTGCAAAGCACAACTTGATGAGAGGAGCAGTGGTGCGACACAACACAATGTCACCAGGTGCAACCACCTCCATCACCTGTTCTTCACTGCACCCACCAATCACACCCTGACGCGCACCAGGTGCAGCCTCAATCTGTGGCACGATCTCACGTGCCAACTCCAGGTGCGTGGTAGGGCAGCGGTAGCAGGTACTCAGTGGCAGCTCCTTGGCACCGGTCGCCTCAACGATCTGATCAATGCCGTCAGCCATGGCACCGGCGAACCCGTAGATAGCCTGTGACCTGTCACCCACAAACAGCATGCGCCCGTTGCGATACCTGCAGCGCATGGCCAGATCCAACTGAGCAGGGTTGAGATCCTGTGCCTCGTCCACCAGGACCCAGCTGAGCTGAAACGGTTTGCAGTTGTGGACCCACGGGCCCCAGATCATATCGGTGAAGTCCACCAGGCCCTCAGCAATCTCCGCTGCCCCTCTCTTGAGCATGTACCGCAGAGCCTGCACATAGAACACCATCATGCCTGGCTCCACACCGATGGCGTATTGGTTGGCCAATGCCATCACGGTGGGCCTGTCAACCACCTCAGCCAGTGTGGTGCGTAGGTGACCCACCAGCTGCAACAGCTCACCCAGCGGGTACTCAGTGGCCAGCAGGCTACACAGACTGCTGCTCAGCCTGACACCGTTGACAGCGCTACACCTCGCAATATCGTCCTGTATCTCACGCGCCAATCTCCGGTACTTAGAAGGCTCAGGCTTGGTGCTGAACTTGAACTTGTAGCGCAGAGCACCGAAGCCAACGGAGTGCAACGTCCGTGCGCTCATGCCGTAGGGCTTGAGTTTGGCGTTCAGCTCCTTGGCGATGTGCGCGTTGAACGCGACGAACATCGCCTTGCTTTTGATGTATCTGGCCAGCAGCTCCAGCGTTGCAGTCTTGCCGCTACCTGCAACCGCGTTGACCACGATGTCACCAGAGCCATCCAGCACCTCATCAATCACCGCCTGCTGATAGCTGGACGGCTCAAACGGTAGCAGCTCACCACGGTAGGTGAACGGCCTGAGGGGCGCAGCAGAGCCCACCTCTGCACGTGCCTGGCTCAGCTGTGCACGCAACACGTCCAGCTCACCTGCTTGCTCCACCACCTGCACGGTTGTCGTCCCATCGATCTGCTCACTGATTGTCCCTGTTCTCACACTCCCCTCCTATTGGTTGTTGGGGTTGTCATTGCTCAGCTCAAGACAGCGGCCAACCCCGATGGGCAATGCGCTGGCAAACACATAGCATCACCGATTGCCAGAACCCTCCTGGACTGAGGGCCTAGTCAACCGCTGCCTTGAGCTGAGCACGATCTAAGAAATGCTTTCGGGGGCTGGGATTTGAACCCAGCTGGGTGCACCCTTCCAACCCTTGGCCCCGAATTGCGGCGGCAAGGCCTTGAGCCCTGCCCTTGCCAGCCTTGGCAAGTGTGTCGTCCACCACCGCACTGAGCACCATCCTGCCTTGGCCTCATCCCTGAGGCCCGTGCTCATCAACCTTGATGCCTCCACCACAACACACACGACAGACGAACTCATCAGCCTCATCCTGCGCAGAGCCATCACCGCCACACTTGCCGCACGGTATCCCATGCCAATTGCGCCGACCCGTCCAGCCCTCATCTGCCAGCACTTCAAGCATGGCCACCCGCTCAGCCTCATCAGGGTCACGCGGGCCATCGTCACCAGCGCGCCACCTCATCTCACATTCCCAATGGTCACGATCGAAAGCAGGGGCAAAACAAAGCTGCCCATCCTTGCCGATTGGGTATGCGTGAACATTCCACAGCACACCATCCAGCTCAGCCCAACACTGCTCACGTGGCTGCGTCACCAGGATACGGTCAACAGTGGGAGCCGTATCAGGCATCCCCCTGTGAGCGCTTCCACGTCCTGGCTGCGCCTGACTCCACCCAGACGCCGATAGCCACGTGAGCAGGGCCATAGGAGCGCCGCTCATCTGCGAGGATCGTGACCCTCCGCACCTGTGGACCGTACGTTGCCACTGCCATCTGATAGCGAGCCTCCAGGTAGATTGCGATACCCAGCCCCTCAGTCAGCACGCCGTTCATCCGCTGCAGGTTGGCGACTTGGCTGCGTCTCACTCGGCGGCGCTCGGTGCGGACTGCGTCTGTTGTCTGGTCACTCATCATGGCCTCCTGTTGGGTGTTGGCCTGTTATGTGGTGGCCCGGCGCAGGGCACAACACCCACGCCGGACCGGATTGCCACCGTGGCTCAATTGCAGTGCCAGTGGCGTCGCACCGTCTATCTCTGCAGGGATTGAGCCCACCCCTGATGCCGCGAACAATAACGGCATCACCTCAACTATCGTCGTCATCCATGGCGCGTGCATCTGCGAGGGCGCGACCGACGATGAAGCGCGCCGCCTCGTCGCCCTGCAGGGCCCAATCACACAGACCCTCCATCTCCTCATCGCCATGCTCACGCGCCTCAGCCTGCATCGCACGGATGTGATCGTCGGTCATGTCAGCGATTACGTTCTTGGTGTATTGACTTACGTACATTGTGGTCTCCTGTTGGATGTTGACCTGTTATCGGATTGACTTGCTCAGCCCCGCGGCCTCTGGACTCACGCTGCCTGCCTGGCCACACGTGATGCACTCTACCTGATGCACCATCTCCAGGATCAACCAGTTGCGATGCGCTGTATCCACACACCGACCATCAGCCTAGGGCTGAGCAATGCGTGTGCCAGGAATTGAACCCAGCCCTCAGCCTGCGTCACTCGTTGATTGTGTGTGACTCTGACCACGCTTCTGAACTGACATCTTCTAAGGTCTCAACCTCGTCGTGCCTTCGCTGCCTTGGCGCTCGATCCCATTCCTACGCTGCCCCTCAGGGTAAGCGTCGCTTCCAGTCAGCGGGGGTGCTTTACAGCTCCCACAACACTCAGGGGCTCATGTCGTCTGCCCCGTCGCATCACCCTGTTTGCTATCCCCTGTCGGGCCGGCTGATGCGCTATGTCTGCCCAGGCCGCTAATCAACCTGGACCCTCACCCTACAGATATTTTGTGCAGGGTCAACAAAAAAACTGTGCACGATGTACGATTTATTTGTGCATCCATAGCAGCACCTCAAGCGCCAATCGTCCAAGCATTTTATGCACGCGGACCCCTCGCAAACGTGGCACGTGTTTTGATGCTGCCCTAGGGCACCGATCACCACTGAACAATCGTCAGAGCACCCCACCCCATACTGCGACATGGGCTGAAACTCGAAACGTTTTGAGCGGCCTCTAGGGCCCTTCGCGGCTGGGCAAGATAATTTATTTTCTGGCACGGCTCTTGACGTCCCCTTATTTCACCCACTATTTGCTGTCTTTTAACCCTCACTTTGCATTTTTATTGGCACGGTTCTTGACGTTTGGAAAACCGAGGTTGCTGTATCTCAGCGATGGGCCTACGGTGGCCAGGCTTTGGATGGTCGGTCTAGTGTACCCTGGGTCCAGAGCGCACCCGTATGGGTGCTCGCACTCACCAGGGGGGCTTCCAGAGAGTGCCGCGCAAGGGCGAACTGAGGACTGCGCGCTGGGTCTCATGACCTGACAAGTCACGAGGCAAGGAACCAAAGGCGCTAGCGACGGGCAGACAGGGTGGCAGAGAAAAGCCACCTCCGACGCAAGAACGGTGCAGACCCAGACCTTAAACTCCGAATGAGTTTTAGGGGCTGGGTGGGCTGCACCTGCTCTGGGCTCCAGGGTAGCTGTATGAGTAGGTAGGTAACTAACTGAGTAGGCATGTAGCTAGGTAGGCAGAAGCTACTGAGTTACCTACTGAGTAGTGATCTAGGTAAGTGAGATCAGGTAGGTAGGTATAGGTAGGTCATGGTAGGTAGGTGGCAATGGAGCACCAAGGCTGTGGGCATACAGCCAACTCTGCCATGTGACTGCGCCTCACCTTCCAAGCTGCACGTACACTGTCGCGATCACGTGACCGCATGTGTGCACGCCAGTCGTGTTGAGTGTCGCATCGCTCATGCTTCTGCTGGCTGTATCTGAGCAGCCTAGCAGCCATGGCAGACGCTGGCCATGGACGATCACGATCGGCGAGCTCGTAGCCAAATGTCATGGGCCAAAGCTCAGCCAAACGGTAGGGCCCACATGTCGTCCCGCGACCATTCACGTAGTCACCACAGCGACCTGAGTACCTGGCACCAGGATGGCCAACGATCAGGAAGCCGCCAAGGTGCTGCACCTCTACATCATGCACAGCAGCTGCGCCGACGGTGGCCACTGCTAGGTCAGCAGGTGCGCCATGATGTAGGAGCATCACAAGGACTAGGATTGATTTGATCACTCTACCTCCAACGCATGAAGGCGACCCATTGGCCGCCCTCATGCTGGTCTTGATTGTGCTCGATTCTATCAACTGACGGCCGAAGAACAGACGGCTGGTTGCATCATTGAGCCACCAATGACAGCTCGCTCACAGTGATGGATGTGCTACCAGTCGCACCAGGCTTGCCAATCATCATCAGCCCCGCAATGCCCGCTGAGCCAATCTGTGCCGCATTCGTTGCAGAGTTCGCAGCCCAGCCGTGTGCAGCCGCAGTGCCTGCATTGTAGTGGCCATGCAGATCGGTGCCGTCTGAATACGATCCATGGCAATAGGTATGGACATCTGACGCCGTTGGGTCATGTGTCGTAGCTGCGATACGCCACAGAGTAGGCGCAGCCACCACACCATACGACCCACCTTTGTGCCAGACAGCACCGCTGTAGTTCGACCCAACAACCGCATGGTGTGTAGCATCGCTGTAGATTCCGACACCTGCCACAGCGTCGATCACGGGCGCTGTGGCATCCAGCTGAAACAGCCCATGGATATACCAGGACGGGAATCCAGTCTCATCTGTGCCAGCGTTCGGAATATTCCAATACGCAGAGCCATCGACCACCACAATTCCATCACTGGAAATGGTGACCACGCCCTCAACAGGGACGAGGTCTCCTGAGCTTCCGAGGTCCAGCTCAGACACATACTTTCCCTGCAGGGCATACACGTAGTCTCCAGCAGCCAGTGTCCTCGATGCGCCAAGCGTCAAGGCATCCCCTGACACCGTGAACGACACGTCTGCGCCCGCCTCTGTTGCACCAGACACATCCCACAGACGCAGAGTGCCAGAGGCTGGCAGACCATGCCCAGCCTGCAGCGTGTATGCAGTGCCAGATCCAGCAGCTATTTCACCGTGCAGGGTTGGCGTGAGCCTATCAAGCAAAGAGTGCCCAACGGCCTGCACTGACACACCGTCCCACAACAAATGCAGAATCCGACTACTGTCATCACCTCCACCGCCAATCGGATATAGTGGCTCCACTCGTCCAGTGTTGGCGTCATTGGCCAGGAAGGCCGCCAGCGTAGGCAGGTCGGTGAATCGCTTACGTCCGGTGCGTGAGCGGTGCTTGAAGTCTGATTGCCTCACAGCTCACCTCCCGTTGCGCACGAACGGGGTCACGTACACGTCGGCACCATTCAGGCCGACCAGCGTAGGCACTGCTGACGGCCAGTTGTACGGGCCAGACTCAGTGACCTCACCAGCCGGCACACCTGCAGCAGTCGGCACCACCGTATCCCCTGAGTCTTTCCTCAGGTAGGCAGCCGCTGACCCGCGGTTGTCGAGCAGGAAGTACACCGAGCCCTCAACACCCTGTGACGGCACATCGTCAAGGAGCTCATCAGAGCCAGCCCCGCCTGTGTAGTCGTATCGGATTGTGTCTTGTTGGCTCCAGCTCATGTCTCATCTCCTATGGTACTCAGGCCGAGCCTGACAAGTTCAAGGATCACAGGTAGGGCCTGGCGTGCCAACCCCCACCAGTCAATGCGCCCAGTCCGTGGCAGCTGCCCCAGCGCGAAAGGGGCGGTACGGTCCACCGTACGTCTCAAAGCAGGAGGCGCTTGACGTAGCCTCAATGGCGCCACTACCAAGCAGCCCACCGTTCATCCTGACCTCAACCAGCGTGCACGCTGCAGGATCGTCACTTGACACGTCAAGCCCCACCTCCTGCACTCTCGTTTCCTGCACCCACACGCCACCGTCAGCATCCTCCCAGTGACTGGTGATGGTGCCTGTGCCTGACGCGTCGATGCGTTGGAGCGTAGGGAACCCGCCGCACCCTACCACAGCGAACACCAAGGCAACCATCAGAACAGCAGACAGGCCACCCAGCAGGCCGCCAGCGAGCCCAGAGAGTAGTTTCCGCATAACACCCACCCTCTTGGGCTTGGACGCCTTACGTAGCCTCTCAAGCGGCTTGTCGATTATGGAGCGTCTGGCCAGTCTGCCCTTCGCCTTGGCCCTGGAGGCCAACACCCTGTGGTCTGTCTCCTGCGTCATGACTACCCTCCGTAGATTTGCAGGGCAGAGACGACCACCGCAGCAGCTGCGCCGATCATTGCCACCCACAGTTTGATCTCGTTGGCTCGTGAGAGCTGGCCCATGCGGAGCACCTCAACCGCACCGGCCACATCCACCAAGCCGCTGGCTACTGTGTCAATGCGCTCATCGTGTGACGTCTGGCGCAGCTCGGCTTGCTTCAGGCGGTACTCCATCAGCACGTGCAGTTGGCAATCCTTGCATGGATGCTCAGCCATCAACTGGCTCCTTGCGCGTCGTGCCACCCGCGCCATGGTCAGCTATCCCCTGTCCCATCATCCAGGCGATCGCCAGCTGAACCGCCTTGGTCAACTCATCAGATGACACCGGGTATCCAGCCAGTGCATTTGCAGCCAGGCAACCAAGCATCAGCAGCAGCACTCTCAACTTGCGACTCTTCGTCAGACTCAACACCATCTTCATCCCCTCCAGTGACTACAGCGTAGCAGACCGACGCACACCAGTCGCTGCCACCCTGGCAAACTCCCATGCGTCATCAATCGTCATCCCTCTATCCAGATGCAGGAAGGCCACCAGCAGCGGCCAGGAGCCGTCAGAGTGATCGCCCACCTGCTGATGCGACCAGATGCCAGGTGCACGGCTGTGGCTGTCCAGCTGGTGCAGCCACCACCTGTTGTGCGCCTCCTCAAAGCCATGCCACACCCATGGGATGGGCAACACCTCAACCAACCACGCAATCACCTCAGCGAGTGCACCGCACTGGTCGACGGTTGGCAACAGGTAATGATCACGATGGGCCCAAGGGGCGCTCATGCTGGTGCTCCAGGGGCCGTCCTGATTGCGAGGTGGGTGGTACAGGTTGACCACCTCGACGCCAACACTGGGCCCGTTGTGACCACGACAGTGCACCATCCTGTCAGTGGCTGGGTCACCGTGCTGTGTAACACTGCCATCCTCAGTGACCATAAGGTGCACACCGTAGCCCTTGCGCTGCAGCACTCGCTGAGTAGTGAGCCATGAGCTAGTCACGCTCTCATGCACTACAATCTCGTTGACGGAGCTGGCCTTCCTGGTGCGACTGCGTGGGAGCCTGGCAACGTGTGGTGAGGATTGCCACGTCTGCAGTGCTGGTAGGTCTGTCATGAGGTCATGCCCATCAACGAGCGCCCATGTCCTGGCAGTCAGGCTAGACCTGAGACTCGCCCGCGTGACTGGCCCTACCATCCCATCAGCCACCAGCTCGCACCTGCCCTGCCAGGCGATCACCGCCCCTACGGTCACAGGGCCCCACCAGCCGTCTGGCTCCACACCAAGGAGCCGCTGAACCTCTTTGGTGGCAGCGGCATCCCAACGTTTCCGATTGTATTCAACAGCCTTGTCAATCATGAACCAACCACCTCGCTTGATTTGTCCCACACAAACTCTGAGACGGGTGAATGCGTCTTGCATGCGCAGCAAAACGTTGCACCGTAGAACGTAGGGTTCCGTGCGTAAGTCTCAGCAAGAGCCGTGCTCATGGTTGTGACGCTGCCGCACTTGGTGTGGACGTAGGACCTACGAACCGGCCGAACAAAACCCTTGGCCCGTTCGTCTTCAGACAGGACCCAATAGCTTGAGTGCTGTCCGCTTTCCCCGATCGGGCCAGGTGCTGACGCCGTTTCGAGTCCTGGCGTGATGCCGTTGGTGCTTGTTCTGTGATTGTCTTTTGTCTTGTCAGCCATCACCTACTCCTCTGTTCCACCAGGACCAACCAGCGGTGTGGACGTTCCATCGCCAGCCATGACCTCGATGAAGATGCGCGAGAACCCACCGCACAAAATGCGCTCAACACGGTTGTTCACCATCGTCTGGCCAGCCTGTGGGTTCGCCTCGTTGCGGATCTCTACCCACTCCGTGCGGTCCGTCAGCAGTCCCCACCAGCGCCACTGAGCCCAGCTGGCATCATGCGTCTCTGTGAGCGTGCCTGTTGCCGTAGCACTCAGGGTAAGCGCATAGGGCTGCTGTGCATCCGCATCAACTCGCGTGATAGTCACAGTCCCCGACCCGTCAGTGGAAGCCACAGCCTCAAAATCAGAGCCCGTCAGGATGTCCGTGGCCAGCCCTGCTGCAATGTCGTCTGCAGTGTCACCACCACCAGCCGCATAGGTGTAGTTCTGCAGCGCTTCACCATGCGGCGTCAGGTCGATGGTGTAAGTGGACGACACATCCACCACGCCGACAGTCACCACGCTGGTTTGTGTCGACACGTCAGAGCGCAGCACCAGCGCCACCAGGCACACCACAGCATCCACAACACTGACGCCATCAGTCAGCGCACTGGGTGGCCCTGGCACTGAGCTGGCAGCGTTGACTACTGACTGCGCACCCCACTCAGGATCGCGGAGCTGGGAACGCACAGCCAGCTCCCTAAGCAAATCATATCCAATGGTTGCCATGTGAGACTCCTATTCGGTCGGTAGGATGAGCTGGTGATATGGACGGCGCCATTTGTCTGTGGCAGCTCGACGCATGCCACGGCGGCCGGCACCGTTGCCACGCCACAACGCGATCCATCCAGCGGTTGAGCCGTTCTCTTCAAAGTCGCAGATGACACAGTTGAGAGAGGCCGTGATGCGGCTGGGGTACTGATGCACAGTCTCAATGGCGACTGTGACACCAAGCGCCTTGTTGATCTTGAGCAGGTCAGTATCGGCCAGGTAGAGGTATTCGTCATCCACGGCAATCCCTGTTGCACTCGTGCTGCCTAGCGCATTCTGCCAGACCACAGAGCCATCAGTCCTGTTGAGGCAATAGAGAGTGTTGCTGCTGCCATCATCGATGCCAGACACATAGACAAACTCACCATCGGTGCAGATCCGGAGAGTGCCAGCTGGGTCACTGGTGGCCAGAGTGATAGCCCACACCGTGGCCAGGGTGAGGATGTCCAAGCACTTCACATCGCGGTTGGAGCCGTCCCACTTGCCGACGATGAACAGATACTCACCATCAACGCAGATGTCCCGCACGAAAGCACCGTGAGCTACTGGCGTAGCTTCGCCAGCGAAGTTGCCAACAGGAGCTGTGTGCATGATGCCAGTGGCGTCGTTCTCTACCCAGCAGACCCGCACCCCATTGGCCGCAATGCTGGTTACCGCGTTGCTCTCAGTCCCGCTGTCTACCGTTGCGCCGGTTACAGGGTCGAGCGCATAGACCTCGTTTGTCGCAGCTGCCAGGTGCCCTGTGTAGACATACAGCCCATCGGCTGCGATGGCCTGCACGGCTCCTGCTGCGTCAGGCTCTACATCCCACATGGCAGTCCCACCGATATCGTCCATGTCCTGAGCGCGTACCCTGGTGCCACCTGTGCCACCGTACAGATAGATCCTGCGTCCGTCGGTGGCTGGGTTGTTCCAGGTGGGGGAGGCGCTGGTGGCACTGTCACGTGTAGATAGCGCCTGACGTGCGTTCGCACGCATCACGCACTCATCACCCACCGCAGTGTCAGAGTCATCCAGCCACCCAGCCTCCTCAGTGTCAGCGAAGCGGCGCACCAGAGAGCTGACACACCAGGCAACGACGCGAGCCAGGCGACTCCAGAACCAATTGAAGAATGTACGAGGCGGCTTCTCTGTAACCCACCCAGCAATGCGCTTGGACGCATCAGGCTGAGTGATAGCGCCCGCAGTCTCGGTGTCACTCAGTGCACTGAGCCTGGCCCAGTAGGCGTCTGAGGTGTCAAATGTTGGCTTGTTTCCCATCAGAGAATCTCCGTGCTCATAATGCCCTCATCAAAGCCCAGGGCGTCATCGTCTTCTAGGAATCCGAAATAGCCACTCAGTAGGGTGGTCTCTGCAATGTGAGCCAGTGACACCCCAGCAGGAGTAGCAGCCAGCGCATGAGCGGCAATCCATTTGCGCATCAGCGTGCTCGTCGGCTCTGCAACAGTGTACTCCAGCTGATACGCAGCTGGGTGCAAGAGCGTGTAGCGTACTGCACCAGGTGGCTCAGCGAGTAGGGCGACCACTGCCAGGATGGTGTTGATCTGGGTGTTGCTTCGATTCGCCATGATGCGAGTACGGATCACTTTGCGATACTCAGAGTCAGTCAGCCCGTCGCGAATCTGACCAACCACTGCACCGTACTGGTTGAGCTGTGCACCCTGTGCTGTGTCAATGGTGCGGTCGATGAAACACGACACCACCACATCCTCCAGCTCCTGCACCTGGCCAACAAGAATGCGGACCATGGTGAGCAGGTTGGTGGAATCGTCGAATTGACTGAGCGCATTAGCCAGAGCGTCTGCAACGTGCTCAGTGTTGAGTGTGATAGTTGCCATTCCTAACTCACAGTCACGTTGCCGATAGCAACGGTTGCAATCTGAGTGTTGGCCATCGCAAGGTCTGACGTGTCACCACCACCAGGAGCACTGCCAACCAACGCCGTGATGACACATGTGAGAATCCCAGTGATGGCACCAGTGGCCACGAGCAGAGAGTACAGCACCACATCATCACCGATGCTCAGTGTAGCAGCAGCTGTCACGATGGCAGCTTTCACCAGGTCATCACCATCGGCTGGGTAGTCGGAGCCAGTGGTCAGCGCTGCATTCACATACACAGCTTGCTCTGATGCCTCATCCCATCTCACAGTCTGCGCAATGCCTTGATCGTCAGTGACAGCGGCAACGGTTGTGCCGTCTGGGTAGATGCCTGCTGGCATGCTGTCAAATATGGCAGTGGCAATGTCGTCATCGTCAGCAGCGGCCGGACTGCCTGACCACACCACAGCCCGAAAGCTCTTACCTGGTAGGCCATCGGAGTCCACCACGAGTGTTCGATTAGTCAGCACTAGGGCTGCGTCAATCTCGGTGATGGCCAGGAGCTTGGATCTGATGGCGCCCACCGAGCCAGCGCCGATTGACTGTAGGCTTGCCTCTCTGCGCAAGCGTAGCTCTGCGTCTGTCTCCAGATCCTCACCTGTCACGCCATCGGCTGCATTGTCGACACTCGTCCACCCAGCTATGGCAGTGACTACGGTGTCAACCTCAGTGGCCAGGATCTCTGTGGCCCCTGTCTCAACCACCTGGGCTGCCACGTCATCAGGTGAGCCAGTCAGAGTGACCTCCTCAGTGGTCTCTAGGATGGGCCCATTGGCAACACGTGCCAGACTGCCTGCAGGGATCACTGTGCCAGCTGTGCCGTCCACCTGGAGCGTGACCGTGGTGCTGGTAGCGGGGAGCCTGTTGACACCGACCAGAGCAGCCAGATTTTCAAGCGCCTCATTGCCTGCAGCGTCTGGGTCAAACGCATCGTAGACTTGCTGCAGGGCAGCCCAGGAGCTGCCCAGCTCCACAGCGATTAGCCCAATCAGCTTGCCCAAGGGGCCATCGTCGCCAGTGTCTACGCCTGCGCCGAAGCCGTCAGGGGCGGGCTCTTTGGCGGCTGCCTTGAGGTCTGTCCGCACGTCGGCAACCCGCTTCACCACTAGGCCCGTGCTTGTCAATCCTGTCATCGTCAGTCTCCTAGATCACCAGTGGGGCAATGGGCACAAAGATGAGGCAGCCGAGGACTGACAGGAGGTCATCACCCTCAGCGGTGGCAATCAGCGTATCACCCTCATCCGTCAGGACTGCAAACGTCACGTCTAGGTGACGAGCCGCGGTGTCATGGTCAAGGTCAAGCTGAGTCACTCTCTGCACACCTGGGCACGTCTGAAGCAACACCAAGATCTCGGCGCGTACCAGGCCGAGGTCAACAGCCTTGATCAAGATGTTGCCTCGGTAGTCCAGTCCCATGGTGACGTCTAACAGCCACTCATTGACATGGGTGCGCAGTCTGTAGGTCAGACGCTGAGCAACCAGTTCTGCGCCGTCCACTAGCTGCAGCTGCCCCTCATCGCTGAACTCCAGATCCCAGGTGGTGGGGTTGAGTTTCAAGTTGTACATAGCACAGGCCTCAGCGCTAGGGCGTCTCGCTTGCTCGCTGTGAGCCCACAGCAGTATGCCCCTTGTGCCAGGTGGCAAAGGGGCTGGTCGGGCTGTACGAGCCTGCTGGACACTCTCACGTCATGCTCCTATCCGAATGAGGATGAGGGCGGCCATCTCGATAATGATCGTCTTGCTGCCTGTGTAGTTCAAAACCAGCACCTCCACTTCGTCATCCTCATCTAGCCGGACGAGCGCTACCGCAATGGCAGCGCCAACATCACCAGCCGGGCCCAGCTTACGCTTGAAGGCGTAGCCAGTGGGAATCAGTGCGGGCGCACTGGCATCAAAGTGGTGGATCTCAAAGTCAAATATCACATTGCCAGCCGTCGCACCTGAGAAGCTAACAGGTGCAAGCACGACATACAGCCCAGGGTCTGCAGTCCTGACAAGACCAGCCGCCTTGACTGGTGTGATATTGGCGGTGCTCAGCCCATCAACTCCGTCAGAATTCCAATTGCCAAATGGCGCGTAGGCGCCTGTTGTTGCTGTGGGATTGACGCCTTGGAAAATGTAGATAGCACCAGCCTGCAGCAGCTCGTTTCCAAAGTCAGCAACCGCCCTGCCTATGACCTCCCACAGCCCAGCAATGAGAAACGAACTGATGGTGTCATAGGCTGACCCAATGATGCTGCTGGCGTAGCTGTTGAGGCTATCGGTAATCTGCTGCCAATGTGGAGTATGCGCCATCAGATAGCCTTGACCTTGGTGGCTGCTGTGTTGGTGTGGGATGACCAAGGCGGGGTGATAGGCAACCCAAGCCCAGCAAGCATTGCCTGCACAGTGGTTGCCCACGCATCGAACAGGCCCCAATTAGCTTCATTGGCAATGCTCAGGGCCACTGGATTCACTGCAGCTCTGGTGCCCAAGCGCACGTCAGTAGCCCCTACAGCCACCTCCGTGGTTCCGTCCTGCCTACCCATCAGGAGGTCAGTCCCACCGGTCACAGCGTTCAACCTGGGCTGAGTAACTGGCACAGCACCAGGGATAGCGAACGCATCAGCCAGGTTGTGACGCCTGCCAGTCAGGGGCTCAGCCTCCACCGTGCCAGTCGTCAACCACTCAGCCATGGTGTGTGAGCCGATCACCAGCAACACCCAGTCACCGGCCACAAGAGGGTGCACCAGGGCATAGCCACCACCAGTGGGGAACACTACCGGCACATCAGGGATCATCGGCATTGACCTGGTGGGGATCAGGCCGGTCACCTCGTCAGGTTCTGAGCTGGTGCGAAGCTTCACGGCTGGCTTGACGCTCACGCGCTGAGTAGCTGGGTTGTACACCACCACCTGAGCAGGTAGCGCCACGTGGATGCCATTGACGGCGCTCTGCATGGCGTCACGTAGCAGATCCTCTAGCCTCGGTGTCTCGCCTCCACTCATAGCTCACGCGCCTCAATCTTGGTGTGGAACACCTTGCCGTGCGTGTCTCCAACGTGCTCGACCTTCTTAGCTTTGGCAAATCCGGTGTAGGTCAGAGAGCCAACCGACACCAGAGAGCCAGGCTTGATGTTGCCGTTGAGGAGTGACACCAGGTTGAGCCCCTTGTCAGTCTTGGTGGGGATTCCCACGAGCCCCGTTTCACTGGTGAGTAGGACAGCCCCGTCTTTGCGTGTGCTGCTGGGGTGCAAGATCTGCAGCAGTCCGTCCTGAATACTCCACTCCTGCCCCACATCCCCACACAGGGTGTCTAGCGCGTCCGCTGCGGAGCCGTAGAAGACAGCCCCTTGCGGGTAGACCATCGGCAACAGAGGGTCAGCAGGAGCCAAGCCAGTAGCCATAGCGGCCAGGATCTGCAGGAGGATAGTTTGGTTGTCGATGGGTCCGGTGTAGGCAATGTCGAAAGCGATGTCTTGGTGGAGTAGCTCACCGTCACCTCCCTCTATCGTGGTGATGATGTCCGGTCCCTTACGGGTCGTTTTGCGTCCACGCTTGCTCACGTCACCTGAGAACAGCAGGAACGGAATCAAGCCATAGCCAGCACGCAGGATCAGGGACACGCCCGTTGCCTCGATGATGCCACGGCTTACAGTGTCCAGATTGTAGAGGTTGACGGTCGCACGCCCTGGGTCACGCCTGGTGGTGCGCTTCACTTTAAAGTCAACCCGCATATCAGTCCATGACCTACCAAAGCCACCAGGGGGGCCTATGCGCACATCCACAACGCGGTTGAAGTAGGTCAGACTCACGGAGCTACCACGATGGTGAGAGTCCCAGTGGTGTTGGAGCTGACCACCTCATCGGCGTCCAGGTAGAACAGGTCCACTACAGAGCCGAGGTCTGACTGCTGCGTCATGTCGTCCAGGTCGCCATCAACGTGGATGGGTAGGAGGTAGCCACTCCACAGCCTTGGGTCTTGGTCTCTGTGTAGTGGGTTCCACCCTGTGCAGATGCGCCGACCCGTTGCCAACCGTGTGCCATCAGGCAACTCAACATCCAGATACCAGCTGGCAGCACGCTCAAGCCACGTGAAGCGCAGTCGGTACTCAGCATTGTCCAGCCGCACGATGTAGCTGAATTGGGACTGGCCAGCGAACACAGGCAAGAGCAACATCAGCCACCTCCGATGACGAGCCCAGCCACGTCAGTACCACCCAAGCCAGTGGTGAGGGTCTTGGCAAGGGTCTTGGCTGGGGCGGTAGACGCAGAGGCTGCAGCAGACTGAGTGCCAGCATCTGCCTTGCTTGCCGCATCACCTGCAGCTGCCAACAGTAGAGCTGGTGGGATAGGGACGGTGATGCTGGCAACGATTCGGATTTGCTTGAGGTCAACGCGTGGCGCAATGGCATTGCCAGTCTTGCGGTCGCGCATCAGAGACACGGACGTAATGCCCATGTCTTGTAGGACCCTCAGCCCAGTCACCACCGTCACAGTCTGGCCAAGATTCTTGAGAGTCAGCAGCCGCTCATAGGCCCACCTGGCACGCAGCGGTAGGGGCAGCTCAGGAGGCAGTGGGCTGTCTGACACAATGCCCATCAGGCTCAGCGACGTGGGAAGCTGGATAGCGTGGTCGCTGATCTCAATGCCGCTCTCAACTGGATGGCTTGTCCAGTTGGTCTTGTCTACCCACTTCTCGGAGCTGAGTACGTCAAACACCCAGCTCTGAAGTAGTTGATCGATGATTCGAGCCTGTGCCATGGCCTCACTCCTAGAACGCTAGGGCGCGCTCAGCATCGCGCAACGCGCTGTCCATCCCGTCGGCCGTGCCAGCTGCAGCAGCCTCACCCACAGCCTCAGGGTCGTTGCTGTCAGTGATGACGGTGACACTGGCTGTCACACCACCGACGTTGAGACCGCCAGTCGTGGCAGGTGCACCCACGAGTCCTGCTGATTGGGCGATTGCCTGAGCCCCTTGCGCAAAGCCACCGCCAGACGCAGACAGAATGCCGATGTCCTCAAGTGCATTCTGTGCCCAGCCCACCTTGTCAACCACCCATTGAATGGTGCGCTTGGTGTTGGCCAGCACGCCATCAACCACCGCGCTAAGTGCTCGTCCAAGGAGGTCAACAAGCAGCAGCACTGGATCAATGAAGACCATCTTAAAGGCGTTGAACATACCGCCAAAGATAGCCTCAAGTACGCCAAGGGTCTGCTTGGCTGATGCGACTATGCCACCCCAAAGGGCGTCAATGATCCCATTGATGATCCCTCCAAGCCAGATGAAGAATGCAGGCAGCAACTCCCATGCTGCCTTTAAGTCAGGCAGCAGCTTCTCAACAAACCACATGGTGATCTTGGCGGCCACGATGCCAGCCTGCTCACCAAGCCAAACCAGCAGCACAATCAGGGTGGCGAACGCCAAGATCAACATTTCAATGCCGATCGCGATGAGACTGAAGGGGTCAACGTCGAACTTCTCAAGCGCTCCTGATATGGCGTTCCACCCCTTCATGAACGCATCAACGATCTTCTGGATTGCAGTGCGTAGGCGCTTCTCTTCTTTGTCGCCAAGGATCTGCCCAATCACAGAATCCTTGCCAGTCATGAAGCCGACCAAATCCTCAATGGCAAGGAACACTATCAGCAGGGCTGCAGCCAGCAGCACAGCCTTGATGGTGGCTGGTGTCATCGCTGCATTCAGTGCCTTGAAAGCTGCAGTAATCTTCCCCTTCACGAATCCCCTTTGAAGCACAAGTGACAAGTTCTTGAACCACTTACTTGTCAAGACAGCTTGCAGGCCAAGCAGCACAACGAGACTGAGCAAGCCAGACAGCACCTTCATGATGCCATCGCTGTTGCGCCTCAAAAACTCGATGGTAGCTGTGAGCTTGCGCACAGCATTGGCGAGGATGCGCCCAAGGATGACAGCCAGTGGCTTGCCTGCTGCGCTGGTGCCGATCAACGCCTTGAGCAGCTCACGGATTGCATCATTGAGGCCACCCTCTTTTCCCATCGTCAACCAGAACAAAGACACGTTGTCCTTGAGGTTGGAGAACAAGCCAGGCAGCGTCTTCATCTGCCTTTCAAGAGCACCGGCAAACTGGTTGTTGCCAAGGTCAAACAGGAATTTCGCGATCTCCTTGGAGTCCTTCTTGATGGTTGTCTTTACGCCGCGGAAAGTGAAGGTGACCTTGCTGCCCTCTTGCTTGGCAACGATGCCAAACATCTTGAGCCGTTCCATCTCGCCAGTGGTAGCGGCCACAACCGCATCAGCAAACTCAACGATGTCTTTCCCGAATGCAGCAGCGGTGTTACCCACCGACTTCATCACTTCGTCTGTTGGCTCAATGCCCACATTGGCTAGACGAATCCATGCCTCAGTGACATTGGCCAGTGCGAACGGGGTGTCAGCAGTGAAGCGCTTGATCTGCTCAAACGCAGCCACTGCCCCCTCTGCAGAACCGGTGATGGTCTCAAGACTGGCGCCCATGCGCTCAGCCTCAAAGTTGGTCTGCAGCAGGTCCATGGCAGCGGACCTGGCAGCCATCCCTACGCCTCGCGCAAGGGAGGCAGCCAGGTTGCCTAGGGCAGTAGTCAGGACGCCCTTAGCGACGCCAGCAGCCTGCTGCATCTCGCCCTTGACGTCAGCCACAGCGCGAGCAAAAGCGTCAACATTGGACGTGTCGGCCTGAACACCCAGACGGGTCAGTAGCTCTCTGACTACGATGCTGCCAGCCATCCCTTCCCCTCACTTCGCCTTAGGTGGTGGTGGCGGTGAGCCCGCCCACTCCAGAACCGACCCAAACACTAAGGCCCGCACCGCAAGGACCGTATCCCATGTTGACCAGCGCGTGCCAATCTCAACGGGATCCCATCCTCCTCTCAGTGCGGGCCACCAGATCCAAACGTTTAAGCCGCTCTCCGCGGCCTCACTCATGACTGCCCTTGGGTCCCCTTGAGTCTTTCCATGACTGCCTCCAGCTTGCCGCTCGACGAACCGCCAAGCATTCGGGCGAAAAAAGGGCCGTAATTCGCCTTTGCCACCTCATAGATCGCCATAGCCAGCTCACCGTAGTTGGCCTGATATGCAGAGGTGAAAGCGGCAATGTTGGTGAGCTGCTGACCGTCGCGCGTCGTGTATGCCAACAGCTCATTCAGCACCTTCTTGTCATCCATGATGTGGCCAGCCAGGGCGCCTACTGCAACGCCAATCCCGCCCACTGAGAACCCACTCTTGGCCATCTTGGCCAGGTCCTCAGTCACCTGACCAAGCGCTTTCGGAACTTCCTCCAGCCCCAGCGTCACTGAGTCAAGGGCAGTCCCTACCACTGGGGCAATGAGGTTGAGGAGCTTGAGCCCCAGCGGCCAGCCATCAGCTGCGCCGTGCGGGATGACCACGTAGCTGTGGTCCTCGCCATCATCACCCTTGATCGTCATCTGGATTGGTTCTCTACCAGCCATTTTCACACTCCCTTGTGTTCAGTCGCTGTCTAGAACAGCGAGCCTTGATGTTTCAGCGTCAGTGAGCCGCAGAGGTAGACCCACTCTTTCTCTTGGAGGTCAGACCCGAAAGTTACGCCAGGCTTCTGCTCAAGCGTTGCCTGTGGGCAGAATGCGCTTGTCCCGCTCAGCGTGTCCAGCACCAGGATTGCCACTGGCAATGCTCGGCTGGCGTTGTCCAGGTCGGCAAACCCGTCAAGGACATTGTTGAGGAGTGACGTGGCAGCCAGCCTGATGGTGATTTTTCCACCTGGCTTGTTTTGCTTGACTCTCGTGGGGTCACCATCTGCACCAAAGTGCATCGTCCACTCTTCACCCTCAGGCTCCACCACTACCGCATCACCAGCAGCAAAGCCTGACATGGGCACGCCGTTCACAATCACTTGCACGGCCTTGATGTCTGTAGTTCTCAGGAGTCCCATTCTCTTCACCTCGCTGGTGTGTCGTTGCTTGTCGGCGGGGCTGGCCGCAGTAAGTCACAGCCAGCCCCTTGCGGGTATCTCTAGTCCACAGACACGTTGCCTGTGATGGTGACTGACTCGATGGCCCCAGCGGTCACAGCGATGAAGCTGAGTGTCAATTCACGGCTTGCCTTGGTGGCAGTGGAAACGTCCTTGGACAGCGGGAACGTGACCGATGTGGAGCCAATGGCGAAGTGTCCGATGTTCTCACCGTCCTTCAGAACTGACTCAAGGATGGCAACGAAGATGCCAATGCCTGGGTCAGTGTAGGGCACCTTCGAGTTGGCATTGGAGGTATCGGTGAACTTCTGAGCCACACGCTCCCTGATGCGTGCCTTGGTCCAGTCGGCCGTGATCTTCACATCAATGGGAATGTCATTGACCAACTTGCCATCACCAGTCCCACCGTTGCCGAAGAATGACAGGTAGACGCTGCAATGGTTGGCCAGTGCGTTGGTGCGCTCAGTCGGGGTCAGGCTGCCCAGAGTGACACCGGCCAAGGTGGCGTACTTCCAGGTCGTTGTGACCTGGTCAGGGTCGGCCTCCAGCTTCATGCCCAGCCATGCCATGTCAGCGAATTGAGAGGATGTTGCGTGGTAGATGATGGCAGTGTGTGAGTAGCTGAGCTGATTGAGGGTGTTGCCGATGTCCGTGTCAGCAGTGGTCAACACATCAGCATCGGCACTCTGGCCGATGAAGAGCACATCGCCAGCCTCACCCTGCACCCAGGCAGCTGCACGCTGAATCTGCAGGGCAACGCGGCTGAAGATACCCAGCCCATACCAAGCATCGGACTCAGAGCGCACCTCAGCCAGCTCCGTTGAGATGCTGACATTGGCGGCGGTCTCTACTGCGCCGACTGCCAGGTTGCCAGCGTCATTCAGAACGATGGAGCTGGATTGCGTGAACTCATCACCAGCCACATCAGCGGTGACAGTGATGACAGCGTCAGCACCGCCAACAGTCACATCCAACGCAGTCAAGGCAGTGCCGAGTGCCGTGCGTAGGTCACTCACCTCATCGTTGAGCACCGTGGAATCTACGACGTGAGTGCCAAGCTCACCGTCAATGGTGATGCTGATGACATCACCCACCTCAGGGGAGCCAGTGAACGTGTAGGTGTACACCTGGGCTACGTCAGCCTCGATGCGTGCCACGCCAACCGTTGACACCCTTGGGCTCTGTGAGAAAGCAGCCGTCACAGCGGCCAGCTCAACCGCACTCAGGTCGCTATCTGCAGCGGCCTCGCTGGTCTCATTGTAGAACCTCACACGCTCTGTGAAGCCCACACCAAGGTTTGCCGCATCTGCGGCATAGATTGGTACGCCAAAGCCAGCAGCAGACACAGGGGCTGCACTGGTGCTGACGCTCACATCAACGTTGTAATCAAGGGTTGCTCCACTCATGTCCTATCTCCTTTCATGTTGCACAGCCCAGCCATGCTCTGCGTTTTGATCTTCTGTCAGGGTGAGAAACACGCTGTCTTTCACCTCTAATTCAAACGTGATCGTGGTTGCACCATCGGTGTTAACACTCAAGACCTCAGATCCTTTGAGCTGGCCTATCGTTGCACCACTTTCGCCAACCGTATCGCGCCACGCATGCGCCATCTCGGCAGTCACCTTTGGGTTGTTGTTAACCAGCCACTGCACTTGTTCTAGCAACGTCATGGACTAAATCCTAACTGGCGACAGGCCCCAAGAGTAATGAGATGTCTTGGGTCTGTAAGTCAGTGTGTTTGCGCCACCGCTTGCGACCTGGGACTTAAAGCGTGCATACAAGATGGCAGTGGCGGGGCTGACAATGTTCACCTGGGTGACGCCAGTAAAAGTGGCAAGGCTATGGTGGCTCGCGTTCCCCTCATCCCAGTTCTGGTGCGCTTCGATGTACGGCTTGTTGACACGCTGCGTCACATTCAGCATCGAATTGCAAGCATGCTCAACTCCCGATGCGTTATCAGGGGATTGCCAAGAGCCTGAGCTTACAGAGGACGAAAAGGCATCAAGTGTGATGGTCGCTGAGCGTCCAGAAAAGCTGGTTTGGCGCATATCTCCAGCAATAACACCGTCAATGAGCGACCACCCAATGTACGCCGTTTGTGATGTGGACCATGTGCTAAGCCATTCAAATGTACCAACATGTGTGACACTCCACGATCGCAACTGATTCCACACCGGCCATGATATCGTTCCGGATGTGATCTGGACACTGGCATCGTTAAGCGCTGTGGTACCCACAAGCCTCATCCCGTCAACGTTCCAGGTGAACCCGGCGCCGGCATGAGCCGTGATGTGGCCTGCAAATATCGTAGCACCCTGGGCACCGGCGGCTTTCCAATCGATCCACTGAGGCAGCCAACCGCCAAAGAGTGTCGAGTACCACCACACACCAACCATGTTGCCAGTGGTGGAGTTATAAAGTCCGACCATCTGCCCATCAGCTGGCCCCGCAGTGGCATACACAGCGGCTAACGTGGGCTCAGCTGGACTGGGCGCTGGCACCGCCAGCAAGGTAGCCACAGCACCAACCATCAGGCGCACGGTGTTGGCGGCATCACCTGTCACCAGGCCAATACCACCAGCGCTTAGGGCAGCCTGCATCGCTGCAGCGTCCGCGTAGGTGTTCACCTCACCCTCAACGAACATGCGCGCAGCTGACCCACTCACTATCTGGTACAGGTTGCCACCAATCAGGCCAACGTCACCCTCAGCCGCCACCAGCTCCATCGCTGTTGTGTTTGCATAGACAGGTGGCACACCAGCAGCAGCCAGCCTCAGCCACGCAGCCAAGCCACGCTCATACAGGCTGCCGCCAGTGACTCTGCGCACATCACCAACGACAGTGCGCAGCTCGATGCCATGTCCGCCCCAATCACCCACAGCCAGAGCAGCCGTGTCAGCAAACTCAGGAGGCAGCCCAGCACGCGTCAGAGGGTCCCAGCGCGTTGCATCTGACCTGGCGTCATAGGCAACACTGGAGCCGCTTACAAGGCGCACCAGACGGTCTGCGTCGAATGCCGTTGCATCAGGGAACAAGGAGGTGGAATTGAACGCGCCAAGGTAGACAGCTGCAGCTTCGGCTATCTCATCAGCATTGGCGGTAACAGTCTCGATGATGTCCACCAGGACCGTACGACGAGCCCCATACACAAAGGGGAAGTCTATCGGGGTGAACCCCTCAAAGATCGTCTGCCTCTGCACCTGCTCATAGGGCAGCCCACCGATCGGCTGCATCACATGCACGTTGGTGGTCGTGAAATGATCCTGACTGGAAGGGTCATCAACAGCCATCTCAAGAGCTAGCGACAAGTCCCGATGGTCAGGACCGTAGACCTTAACGGCAAATGTCCCCTGGCGGGGACTGTCGATGTGGTGGTCAAACTTGTCGTCTGTCTCGTCGTCAGTCGTGGAGTGAACCGGCAGACTGGTAGCTATGTCGCTGAGGATCTGGACCGTGGCATAGTTGCCCGCGATGCGAGGCGCTGCCTGGTGTTCCCAGATGACAGGCAGGTCAGCCTCCTCACCCTGCAGCACCAGCTCCACCCAATCCCTCAGGGCACCCTCAGCCTCTGTGCGTACTGGAGGCATGGCTAGACCTCCTCATGGCTGGGCTCAGTCAGGATGTACCGATAGTGCGGAACACCACCGATGTGAGCATCAAACCAATCGGAGTCAGCAGTGACCACAAGGTCACGACCACCCAGCACAATGCGGTCAGCAGGCTGGTCAGTGGTCATCACGGTCAGCTCAGTGGTTGTGTAGAGTTTGGCTCTGGCGCTGCTACGTAGCCCCTCAGGCAGCAGCTGACGGTCTCTGTCACCCAGTGGGTGCAGAGTGCCACGCACAGTCAGGGTCGTTGTGGTGGTCTCATAGGTGCCATCCACAAACTCACCTGAGGTGGTGCGTCGAACCGTCAATGTGCGTGCTCCTACCAGCGCCACAGCCTAGCTCTGCACTTTGGGCGTTGAGCCCTTGCGTCGAATCTCAAACACGATGGAGCGTTGCATGTGCCCAGTGTCCACCAGGGGGTTGTTGACCGGCTTCCCCTTGCGCCCCTTGGCCTTCTGCGTGCTCAGTGCGTTCTCTGGATCCTTCCAGCTGACGATCGTCCGAATCATGTCATTGCGGACCTTGATACCCAGAACGAAGAGAGGCTGAAGGTCAGGGGCTCTCAGCTTGATCTGCCTACCGATGGCCCGCTTGAGAATCTCTGAGTAGCGCTTGGCGTTGACGTCGATGGTGTGGCGCATGAAGGGGCGGGATGGGATGCGTGAGCCGTCATCCTTGGGCACCCCGTATTCGTTGGCAGCGGCATAGGTTGCGGTTGCACCTTCCACTATGCCAACAACGAGTTCGTGATCATTGAGCGTGTCTAGCAGCTCTCGAAAAGCTATCCAGCCGTGATCAATGTCTTGAACTTTCCCCTTCTGCGCCATCACCTAACCCCTAGGCCAACAGGCCATTCAGCCGCTCGTCCTTGAGAGAATCAAGGCTTGCGGCTGCTCTGTGAGTAGCAGCGAGCGTAGCCGTAGCCACGCGGTCGTAAAGGATGCGAGCGATGATGACCCCCAGCTCGCTTGGCAGGTAGTTGGCCTCTGCGGCCAGGGCCATCGCGGCTGCGCACTGAGCTGGCGTAGGCGGAACAGCTGCGCCAGTTGCAGCGACAGCGCCGAAGACGGCACGGCGGACCACCAGGCTGTTGACGATGCAGGCAAAAATGGCAACTTCGACGTCGGTCCCGTCGGCAGCAAGAGCGATGGCCTGGTCGCCGTTGAGGTCAATGCTGGTGAACTCGCCTGCAGTCAGCAGATCAACATCGTCCATGGCCGCAAGGGTCTCCTGAAGCCCTCCGACAGTGACCGACCCAACCGCCATGTCGATGTCATACACGGAGGCTGACAGACCAGCCCCGTCCGTGGTCAGAAGGGTGGTGTCAGCACCATCCACATGGGTTAGCGATCGTGCGATGGCCCGCGCCTTCACACGGTTGCTCCCATCGTCACTGCGGTTGGGCAGGGTGCGCAGAAGGGTCTGAATCTCGACCATGCTCGCGGTACTCATTGTCCTCTCCTAGATGCTGTAGTCAGCCCGGTATGGGAACCAGAACGAATTGACGTCTGATGTAATGTCACGAGTCGAAAGGTTGCCACCGCGGATACGTGACCCTACCGCGTAGCCCTCTGATAGATCTCCGGTCTTGGCACTGGTCAGTCCATAGGGTCGAGCGGTCGGCCCCATGATCTCCCATGCGATCCTGCACCACTCCAGCACTCCCAACTCAACATCATCAGGCAACGGGATGTCAGCACCATCAGCAAGCCCAGCGCCTAGCAGAACCTGAAGAGACTCAGGGGTGCGTGTCTCATCGTCACCATCACCCACCGCACCCATCGTCCAGTCATGGCCCATGTACTGATCAGCCTGCCTGGTGGCAGTGGCCAGCCAGCGCGTCAGCGCCGCAACATCACCAGCATCAGAGGCCCCAAGGTGCGCTTGCACCTCAGAGCCAAACGCTGCCCATGTCAGGGTTGCGCTAACCGTTGCCACCAGCTGCCTCCTCAAGCGCCTCTTGCAGCTTCTGAACAGAGAACCGACGGTCATAGCCATCAACACCAGCAGCATCCAGAGCATCCAGCAGCTTGCCCTTGGCGTCGTTGCCATCGTTCTGGCCGTGGCTGGCCTTGTTGTCGGTGGGCCCGCCTGGTGCAGTCTCAACCGGCTTGTCATCAGGACCCCAATGGCCCTGGCCCTTCTGCTCCTCAGGCTCAATGACCTTGGTCTCATCAGGACCGATTGGTCTCTTGGGCTTGGGCACAGGCCGCTTGTCTGGGTTCACTGGCGCGACCAGCATCCCACCACTCCGGCGAGGCACACCGCTGACCCTGCGTGGAATCGTCGGAGGTGGACCACCGGCCGTATACTCAGCCTGACGAGCCCGCACCTTGCAGGCTGCAAAGTTCTCCTGACAAAGCACCTCCTCACCCGGCATCACTTTGCGGCTCCTTGGCCCCTTGAAGGGCTTGAGCGATCGAATCTCAACCAACCTTGCCATCGTATGCCTCCAGGGCCTCTGAGCCTTCTGCGGGGCAGCTAGGCCCCTTGGTGTGGGTTCTGGAGGGGGCTGGGTGGTGAACAGGAACCAACCAGCCCCCTCAGCTCAAGCCAGGTGTGTCAGCCTGGCGAGCATGCTAGGCGGGCGCACCGTCAAATGTGCCTGCCACGAACGACGTCGGACGCACGACAGAGAACGCCTTGCGCTCCTCAGCACGGAGACCGAGGATGTTCCGTTCCCACCAATTCCGGTTTTGGTCACTGACAGACACGTTGGCCTGCTGACGGTCCCAGATGATGGCGCCCAGGCGGAACGCACCAGCCAGCCAGGTGCCCGATGTGATGGCACTGGACTGGACAGCAGTGGCCCGCCAGATCTGAGAGACGCCAGGCGAGAGCTGGGCCTGCATGAACATGTAATGCCCATCGCTCCCCTTGCTCAGCTCAATGTCCTCCCAGTCGCTGGGGTGGAACACCACGCCATCAACAGGGTAGAACGCCAAGAAGACCTGTGTGAACGACCGACGCACGGCGTCCAGCTTGGTGTCACCCACAGTCCCGCTGGACTGCAAATACGTCTGGATGTCTGGGTTGTTGAGAATCCCCTCAAACTGGTTGGTGGTTCCGTCACCATTGAGGAGCTGGTTCTCAAGACTCAGCTCCAAGAACTCGTGCATGCGGCTGTCAAGCAAGCCCTGGAGCGCCGGAGCATCATCCATCATTTGCTTGGAAAACGGGATGATGGTGGCCAGCGTCTTCACAGTCTCAACAATCAGCTCGTACTCAATGCGACTCAGAGGCTTGATCTGCGCCTCAGGAGTGAACTCGAAAGAGTCAGCCGTGATGCTGATGCCAGCAGCGTGGGTGTTGGCCAGGTTGGTGGTGAGAGTGATGGTGCCAGTCGAGTGGTTGATCGAGTCGATGATCTTCGTCTCGACCGCACCAGTGCCGAACGCGATGCTGATGGTAGCGCCGTCGATGAATCCGCGCGCCTTGCTGCGACCTTCCAGGGTGCCAATGATCAGGTCAGCCTGACCGCTGGCTGCCTGGCTAAACAACTCCGCGTACAACTCGAAGGTGAGATTCTCACGCGGATACTCAACAGAGGACTGGCTGACGTTGATAGAGGGAATCAGGTCCGCGATGCGACGTGGACGCAGCGGGTCTTGGATGACCTGGTCATACCGAAACTCCTGCACCAGCGCACCAGCACTCGCGTCGGTGATGGCCGTTTCTTTCCGGTGCGACGGGCGGACAAATCCACCCTTAACCTCCATCTTCGCACTGTGATACTGGCCATCGGTCTTCATGGCCTTGAACTGGTCAGAGCTGACGAACACTTGCCCAAGGCTGATGTGCCTGGCAGCGGTCGCGAACTTCATGCGCTCGACACCTGCCAAGGCATCAACCATCTGAGTGCTCAGGCCCTTGACGTCGTTCTGAATCTCCAGCCACTTGGCGTTGTGAGCATCCAGCAGCTTGCCGATCTCCTCACTTCCCTTGCCATTCTTCAGAATCGCAGCGTCTTGGTTCTGGATGGTGACCATGAGCTTTGCGCCGAGGACGTCAAAGTCCTTTCGCAAAGTCGACAGAGCTTCCATTGCCTTGGTGATACTCTCAGGCATCTGCGTTTCCTCCAGTCCGGTTGTCAAGCCAGTTTCCTAGCTCATTGTTGCTGTCTAGCTTGACAGCGAATGTGGTGTCATCGGCCTTGGTAGCATCAGGCTTGGCGCCCTTGCTTCCACTGTCGCCATCGTCAAGAGCTGACTGCATCAGCCCCATTGCATTCTTGAGAGTCTCACGATCTTCGTCGCTGAGAGTCTTGAACATCTCATCACCTGCAGACTTGGTGGGTGTGTAGGGACAGCCCTTGGCCGCACCAGCGGTCACCAGCTCATCCTCATCAATACCCAACCCCCTGGCCAAACCACGGACTACACTGGCGGTAGGGCATGGGTTGGAGCCGTTGAGAATCTCATCTAGGGCAGTGGCATCAATACCGGCCTCGTCCATCATGGCGGTCATCAACTCATCCTCATTGCCCTGGGCACTCTCCATCGCAGCTGTGATGAGGTCAGTGACACCCTCCACCTGGTCAGCTGGCTCCTCTGCCTTGGTCCTGCTGCCCAGCTCAGGCCAGCCCATGCGGGGAGGCGTCCACAGCTTCTGGACGTGCTGCACCCTGGCACCTACGGCGGCTGGGAAGGTCACAACGCTGTGTTCCCACAGCTTGACCTTCTTGATGTGGCGGACAGCGTCCATCCACTTGTCGCCATAGGGATCGCCATCCCAGCTCTCTTTGACGATGTCAAACCCAATGCTGATGCCAGTGACGATCTTGGCAGCTGTTAGCTCCAGCACCTCATCGGCCAGCCTGGTGTTGGCCAACTGGCTTCGGAACCACAGACCTTTGCTCTGTTCCTCCATCTCAAGACTGATACCGATGGGCTGCGTGGTGTCATGCTGCCAGAGCATTACAACACCAGCTCCACCACGCTTCAGCGCACCCTTGAATGCACCAGCCTCGATGATCTCGTTGTGGAGATCTTTGACGCCAGTAATCGACGCAAAACCCTCGATGATGCGTGTGTCACCGAAGGCTTTGAGGTGTGCGAAGTCTACAGTTTTGAGGTGCGGCTGACCCATGGTGGACCCTGGTGCGTTGCGTTCTGTCGCCAACGGTCTCAGGATCGCCCAGGTTTTTTAGCTGTCAATTCCAGGCCAGCTAGACCAGCAGTCCAGCTGCAAAGTCAGGAGAGGGCATCAGCGGGCCATCCCATGTCATGTCTACGCCTGGCCCCATCTCGCCAGTTGCGATCAATGCAGTCCCTACCTGCACAAGCCAGCTGGTGTCATCAGTGCGCCGACCATAGAACGAACCATCAGAGATCACTGCGTTATGCTTGCCCTTGAACCATGCGCTCAGAACCTCTTTCAGCTCACCTTCAATGGAGATTTTGCCCTTGCTCGAAACTACCACGCCAAGCTCACGGACAGAGCTGCTGAACCTGATGGTTACTTCCTCCATCCTGCACCTCCCGACATAGCCAGCACAGTAACTGCAAAATGCTCAGGATCTTCCCTGAAGAAACGCACCGCGTCTTTCAGCTTTGTCATGCGCTGAGCACCCATGGCGATCACCTCTGTTGACCTCCACTTCCCCTTGTAGACCCTGCCAACATAGGCAGAGTAGAAGTCACCCAGGGCAACGGTTCCGTCACGATCAATGCCAACCGCTTCACGTATTGTCTTGGTGCCTTTCCCTTTTGTTCTGCGATTGATGAAGGCTTTGGCCAGGTCATGATTCCGCCCATTTCTCATCTCAAGCCAATGCCCAAGCTCATGGTTGACCTCAGGCTGGCTGGGGTGTCCAAGCCTCACGATATCGCCAGCCACCTTCTGCTCAAACGAATTGCCAAACCCCTCAGAACGTATCTTCAGCGGAGTGCTTTTCCCCTCAGGCGGATAGGCTGCAGGATTCACCTGAGCAAAGAAGTTGCCTGTCTTTGCACCGATGAACTCACGCATATTGATCTTGCCAATGGGGTTGCCGTCACGGTCAGTCTGGTCAACCTCTTGGTCAATCTGATGGTCAACAAACGCAGGCGTCTCATTGCCCAACGCTCTCAGCTCACGCAGCACCTTCTTGATGGCCTTGACCTCTGGGTTAATACCGCCCTGATCAGCCCTCATGGAAGCAAGCTGAGCGTTGATGAGTTGCCAGCTCTGATCCTCAGTTAACGCGGAGCTGCCAGTGAGCGGCTGCAGCAGGAGGTCATCAGGCTCAGGCAGCACAGGAATAGGCTCTGGCTTTGCCTCTACTGCAACAGGCTCAGGAGCTGGAACCTCAGCTTCAACCTCCACCTCAACCAGCTCATACAGGATGACACACCGACACTGAGGGTGAGCTGGTGGCACATAGGTGTTGGGCAACGTCTTGGTGGCCCCTGGGTAGGTGTCATCCAGCCCCACCTCTTTCTCATGCAGCGGACCGCAGAAGGTGCACACCCTCTCATCAAGCTGGGTATACCAGATCTTGACCGTCCGATAGCCCAGCAGCATGCCTGAGTCACGCGCCGCAACCATGCTCTGTTGCATGCCGAAGTTGAAAGCAAACGCCAGCTCAGTGCGTGCAATCACGTTGGCCCGTCTTGCAATCAGCCTGGCTGCCCTGGTGTTCAAGATATCGTTGCGCTTGCCTACCGGTACGTCATCCTCTGACATCTCAGCCTCAAGGGCATACATCTGGTGCACCTGCTGCTCTCGTAGCCCCACGCTCGCCCTGAGCACCCTCGCCAGCTCCGTTGGGCCCAGCTGGTCACCACCTGCCCCGATGTTGCGCCTGATGATGGCATTGAGCGCACGCCTGTCAGTCTCACTGATCTCCGTGACGAAGTCAGCACCACGATGAGCCACCCAGCGGTCAAGGTAGGCATGCAGGCTGAACTCCTGGTCATCGAGCATGGCGGGGCTGACGTTGGGCAGTCCAGCCAGGCCAGGCACCATGAGGTCATCCCCATCCTTTGCCTGAGCTTCCCAGATGGGCGCTATCTTCTCAGCAACCACCTTGTTGTATCTGGCTGTCCATCCAGGCATCCAGCCATCAACGAGCCCCAAACCATCGTCCTTGCGGAGCTGCTCAACCAGCTCATCAAACTTGATGTCCTGTTTGTTCGCGTTCCAAGTGGCAAACAGGATGCGGCGCAGCTTGGGGGCCTTCACCCTCAGCCCCTTCTCAAGCTCCTCTACCACGTCCCTCTCACTCACCAGGGCGCGCGGAAACTCAGCCATGCCCTTAGGTGGCAGTGGATCCTCTGCGCTCTCAGGGCGGTCCAGGGGGCTTACTATGTCACGGCCATAGGGATCCTTGCTGGGGGCCTTCACGTGCCTTGGCCATGGGTCAAGATAGTCTGGCCTGCTGGGCCTATACACCTGCTGTTGCCACCACTGCATCAGCTACCGCTCCA